ACGGACGAGGCATCGGGCAAGCGGTTGGCCAAGGTGCGCATTCGCGAAGAGCGCATGCCGGGCATTGGCGACAAATTCTGCTCGCGTGCCGGGCAGAAGGGCACGGTGGGACTCATTATACCCGAGGCCGACATGCCGTTCACGGACGACGGCATTCGCCCGGATTTGATTATCAACCCGCACGCGCTCCCCACGCGCATGACGATTGGCCAGCTGGTGGAGACGCTGATGGGCAAGGCGTGCGTGCTGCAGGGCGGATTTGGCGACTGCACCGCGTTCGTGAACCACGGGTCCAAGCACCAGGTGTTCGGCAAGATGCTGGCCGAGCTGGGCTACCATTCGAGCGGCACACAGCTGCTGTACAACGGCACGACGGGCGAGCGCATGGAGAGCCAGATTTTCATTGGTCCCACGTATTACATGCGACTCAAGCACATGGTGAAGGACAAAATCAATTACAGGACGCGCGGACCGCGCACTGTTTTGACACGGCAGACGGTGCAGGGTCGTGCCAACGACGGCGGCCTGCGCATCGGCGAAATGGAGCGCGACGGCGTCATTGCGCACGGGGCGGCGTACTTCTTGCGGCAGTCCATGCTGGAGCGCGGCGACGAGTACTACATGGCGGTGTGCAACAAGTCGGGCATGATTGCCATTTACAACCCCGCGCAGAACCTGTTCATGAGCCCGATGGCGGACGGCCCCATCCAGTTTGCCGACACGCTGACGGCCGACAACCAGGCGCTCAACATTGAGAAGCTGACGCGGTTCGGGCGCAGTTTCAGCGTGGTGCGCGTGCCGTACGCGTTCAAGCTGCTCATGCAGGAGCTGCAGGCCATGAACGTGCAAATGCGCGTGCTGACGGAGGACAACATTGACCAAATTGCATCCATGTCGTTTTCCACTCTCACGCTGAACCTGGGAGGTGCGGCCAATCTGATTCGGGAGAACAAGGCGGCCGTGGGTGGGGATAAGATTGCAACGGTCCCGGCGTCGCCCAAGGCAGACAATCGCCCGGCGCTGCGCCCAGATGAGGAAGGAGCCGTCGAAGAAGGGGCGGAAAAGGCGGAGTCGATGGGCTGGCAGTTTGTGAATTTTGAGGCGAATGGAGGAGAAGTTTACCAGTCGCTGCTTCGGGATGAAAGGGGGGCGCCGACGCAGATGTGGTCGGTGCAGCAGCACGGGGGCAAGTATCCGACCGAGCATCCCGCCGGTTGGAATGCACAGATGCTGTATTACAATGACGGCGTGCCGATTAAGGCGGAGGCGGTGATTGACTTGCTGAAGCAGATGCCGTATGAGAATAACTTCGCGCTGGCGGTGCAGGACATTCGGGATGAACAAGCCCGGCTCGACGCGGACGCCGTGTCTGTTTCAGAGTTGAAATCTTCATCCATGCCAGGGTCGCCAATGTACGAGCCGACTTCACCCAGATACGAGCCGACTTCACCCAGATATGAGCCGACTTCACCCAGATACGAGCCGACTTCACCCAGATACGGGCCATCGTCGCCCGTTCAACCAATGCAACCAATGCAACCAATGCAAATGCAACAAATGCAACAAATGCAACAAATGCAACAACCAATGATGATGATGCCTCAACCTATGATGATGATGCCCCAACCCATGATGATGATGCCTCAACCGCAACCGCATCAACATCAACCGCATGTAAGTGCAACTGGTGCCAATGCAGCCGAGTTAATTCATCAGCAATTGTCTGCATCTGCATCTGCATCTGCATCTGCATCTGCATCTGCATCTGGTTCTGGTTCTGGTTCCATGTTGGAAGTTGCACCAGAACCCAAACCCGAATCCAAATCCGAATCAGAATCCAAATCGGATGAATCGGGTGGAGGTAAGCGTGTCATAAAATTAGGTTAATGCAATACATTTAGCATCAAAATTTTATTAATTTGAATCAAAAATAATAAAATATAATACTTACACAATACATAAACACTAACAACATGTTGAACAAGTATTTGGTTGAGTTTTTAGGAACTCTGTTTTTCATTTACATCATTTTAGCAACTGGAAATGCGATTGCCATTGGCGCTGCATTGACGGTGGCCATCATGATTGGCGGTCCCATCTCTGGCGGCATGTTCAACCCCGCGGTTTCCATTGCCATGGTTGCCGCTGGCAAACTGTCTTCCAGCGATTTAGTTCCCTACATTCTGGCCCAAGTGGCGGGAGGTCTGGTTGCACTTGAGCTGTTTAAACGCGTCAAATTGTGAGCATTGAAAAACACATTTCATTTCATTTATTATATTTTTATATAATAAATCATAACTGTCATTTAACTATGCCCAATAAAAGAAGTCATAAAAGTGGCAGACGCATCAAGCGAGGAGGAGGACCCATTGATTTCTTGAACAACTTGTTTTCAAGCAAGCCATCGACAGATGCAACTGCTGCTGCAACTCCTGTTGCATCTGATACTGCACCAGCACCAGCACAAAAAAAAACGATTTCAGACCACATTAGTTCCTTATTTTCATGGCTTTCTCCACCTGCAACGCCACCTGCAACGCCACCTGCAACGCCTGCAACAAATCCAATGCAACCGCCAAGTGCAGAAAACACAATGGTGCAACAACCACAAGGTGTTGGACAAGGTTTGGGACTAGGTCAGGGACAAGGAGGTTTGGGACAAGATGTTGGAGCGACAACAGGTTCTAACCAATTTGCAACCCCAAGTGGCGGGAGCAAACGAAACACCAAAACACACAAAAAACATAACCATAAAACACATAAAAAACACAAAACACACAATAAACTCAGTAGAAAATGATGTCATCAACGTTTATTGACGCGTTTCGTGAGAGCGTACAACAGCACCAGGCACAAAAATCCAAGTGATGTGTAGTAAAGGCTGGAAAGGGTGCCGTTCGGTATGCTGCCCATGCGTTTAGTGCAGTTGGGGCGGCGGCGTTGTGTGAATGCCTCGCGCTCGACATCCCCCGTCACGGGATTCTTTTTGTCCGAAAACCATGATGCCGGCATGTTTTTAATGTCGGCCGTCGCAACATAATTCGTGGCCGAAGCCACGTTGTTGTTGGCATCAATCGTTTCCAGCGTCACGCTCTGACAGTCGGGTGTGGACCCCAGTTGGAACGCCTGGAACAGCGAAAACGGATTGAGCGCGGCTGCATCCGACATGGTTCCAGGAATCAATCCCTCAAATTCGCTGAACTGCACCCCGCCAAGCCCGGATGAAATGAACGGGATGTTGCCATCGGGCACGTTGTTGACGTAAGCGTACCGGTCCACCACGCTCCCGTTGGTGGAATCGCTGCTCACAACCTTGCATTTGGCCCCCGTTTTTAGGAAAAACTTGTTTCCGAGCGGTTTGCCGGTGGCAGATGCGTCGCCACCACCGGACACGAGCAGTTCCACATAAGCAATCAGCGCGCTAATGTCGCCAGCCAAATTGTCCAATCCACCGCTGCTGGTGACACCCAATTCCGACGGGGTTTTAATTTGTTTGAAGTACTGATAGTCGGGACCGAGCAGCTCTTGCTCCACATTGTCTAAATCCCCCAGAACGTCTTTGAAAAAATCCGACATTCCAATTGTGCTCACTCACTAATAATATATTATCAGGATATAATATATTAATTGATAATTGCTTCTATTATCTCTCCAAATACATGTCAGGAACCTATGAAAAATGCATTAGCTCCTACCCGCAACTCATATTCTTTGTGTTGATTGCGTTGTGCTACAAGTATCATGTCTCGTATGCATATGCATTCATCGGATACATTGCAAACTCAATTGTCAATAGCGGTTTAAAACAATTGTTCCGTCATGCAATCGGACCTGCCGGAAATCGGCCAGTGCCGTATCATCCTGCCAACGTATTTGACACCGCGATCACTTCCATTTGGCCAGAGCACAAGAACAACGACGCCTACGGATTTCCATCGGGTCATGCACAATCGGTTGGTTATTTCGTGGCGTTTGCGCACCAGTTTTTGTCGTGGAGAACGTGGCACCCGGTTTCAGTTGTTGTGGCACTGGCACTTGCGATATTTTTGATGCACACGCGCATTGCGTTTCGGCGCCACACCGCAGTCCAGGTGCTGTTCGGGTTCGCGTTTGGTGTCGCGACATTCCGTGCGTTTCATTGGGCTTATGTGCAACTCGCGAATTAAGACATGTCTATGCTGGGAATTTTGGTTTTGGAAGGGTCGTCCGTGTTGACATCGGCATGCGTGATGTTGTTGCTTGCATCGGGGGCGCGGCTCGTGATTGACAGGAGCGTTTGTGAATTGGCGTCAATGCGGTTCTTTTGGTCGTCAATGTCTGTCTTTAATTTGTCATAAATGGTTTGCACAGAGGCTGTTTGGGTCTGGATGTCAACCACGGCTGGGTCCAATGAGGAGGAAGAGGAGGATGGTGGCGTGGTCATGCCTTCCATGAAAGATGACCCGTATTTGATTCTTCGGTAGAGCACAATGAGAGAAAATGCGAGCAAAATGCAGAGGATTCCGATAATAATGTTGTAGACTGTTGCATTTGATAGCTCGTCGGGCAGAAAAAATAGCAGCGAATGCAGTGGAGATGGTTTCATAGTATGCAATGGTAATATAATATGAACACATTATTTTAACGGGGATGAAACGACATGCATGCCATGTATGCCATGTATGCCATGTATGCCATGTATGCCATGTATGCCATGTATGGTCTATTTTGTGCTCTTCATGTTGGCCAGCTTCGTGTTCGTGTCGTTTTGTGATTGCACCACCTTTTGAATGAGGTCCGTGTTTTGTTGCACCCCCTTTTCATTGGCGGCCATGGCTGCATTTAATTGGTTTGAAATGTTCGTGAGATTTAAGATTTGACTTTTTAGAATCGCAATTTGGGCTGCATTTTCATCGATTTGGGTTTGACTTTGCGTTGGGGTTGCCGGAGATGCCGTTGCCGTTGTTGCCGTTGTTGCCGTTGCCGTTGCCGTTGTTGCCGTTGCCGTTGTTGCCGTTGCACCATTTCCCTCTAAACCCTCAATCACGTGACCAACAGATTTAGAATAAATCAATGCGTGGTGTAGCAACACCCATGCGAAAAACAGTATCAATGCGACGTGCATGACAATGCTCAACATGGCGCCGAAATGCTAAATATGCAATAAATAATATCTACAACTTAATATATATTGAATATTATTTATTAGTATTACACAAACAAATGGCATCATCATCCGGACATGCAACCATATCGGACGGCATTGGCTGGCGCCGCACCAACAGCTTACAAACCACTAAGCGGGTGCACTATCCGACCAAGCCGTCTGATGTTGCCACGAATCAGACCACCACTAACCAGGTGGTTCCCGGATTTAGTCGCCCCAATGAGAACGGTGCATTGTTGAACATTGTCGCAGGTCCTGCCAGAGATGAAGCCGCACACGACTTCAGCGGCCCCGCAATGAAGGCGCGCCCCATGAAACATTGGCGCCGAAAACTGCAACCCACCCCTAAAAGCGGCCGCAGCGTGAATTCCGTGTCGCTCGTCATTGACACGCCAGGTGGCACCACGAAATCCGGCAACGGCGTGTCGTGCGACTGTGCCGACGCAGCGGACAACTCATTCGCCAAATTTGACCAGAAGCTGTTGAAAATCCCGTCGCAGAAGTGTGAGCCGTGTGACCGCGTGGAAAATTACGGGTACGTGCAGGTGGGCAACCCCGCGGACCCCAAAAGCTACCAAATTCAGACCGGGCTGTACAACACGAAGTACATTGGCGTGTGCCCAGCAAACAACGTCATTAAATCGGGAGTTACGCTGATGAGCAAGGCGTATTACAGCGACACCCGTGGGTACCTGCAGTCGCGGTGCAAGCGCTACGAACAGAAGCTGTCCACCAACCCGGTGCCGGGCGTTCAATACTTTGGGCCCAACTACATGCCGCTCTGGCCCAACGATGACTGCTGGGGTCCACAAACGCGACTCACGGGCAGCTGCTTGTACCCCTCGTGCAGCGCAGCCCAAAACCAGCTGGCCAACAAGTGCCAGGGCACCACCATTTACAAGCCGAACAACGTGCCGTTTGCCAGACAGGGCGGCGTCAGCAGCGGCACGCGCACGCTGAGCCTGCGTGTGAACACCGTTAACCTGAACGGCAACTCATTTTACAGCGCATTCGGTGCGGAGGGTGCAAATGCCGGGAAATACAGCACCGAGTACAACCCGAGCTACTTCTTGAAAAACAATTATCAGCCCCCGAATTGCAAGCTGTATTATGGAAGTAAACCGGGCAATCACACTGTGTGCTTTTTTTCACCAACTGAGAATCGGTCCGCAACTCTGCCGAGTCCGGTCACAGCTGATGGATACAAATGAACCATGAACCATGAACCATGAACCATGAACCAACTCATAAATGACAATTTTAACCATTTAATGTTTAAAATTGAATGCAAAATGAATTAATGATAATGGGCATCATTCGGATATAGGCATCGGACACACAAATAAACCATGGACCACATCGTCAAGCCTTTCATGAAATGGGTTGGCGGAAAGACGCAAATCATCGGGGATGTCATGGCTCTCTTTCCCAAAGAGATGAACAGCTATCACGAGCCGTTCTTGGGAGGCGGCAGTGTTCTCCTTGCGCTTCTTGCTCACGTGCGCAACGGAACAATTAAGGTGTCGGGGAAAATACACGCCAGCGATTTGAACTCGAATCTCATTGCTCTCTATCAAAATATTCAATCGGACCCGGACGGCATTATTGCGGAGGTGCGGAAATTGTCCGACGAGTTTGCCGAGTGCAGGGCAGAACCGGTCAACCGCAAGGCTGCAACCCTGGAAGCGGCACTCGGGTCGCCGGAATCATACTACTTCTGGACCCGGTCCAGATTCAATGCGCTGCAGGACCGCACCTCGCTCGAGGCGTCGGCCATGCTGCTCTTCATGAACAAGACGTGTTTTCGTGGCGTGTATCGCGAAGGACCCAACGGGTTCAATGTTCCATTTGGAAACTATAAGAACCCGTGCATTCTGGATGCAGACCACATCAGAACGGTTTCGGCACTGATAAAGGACGTGGTGTTTACCCACTGCGCATTTGACGCGTGTCTTTCCAAAATTGCGGCGGGCGATTTCGTGTATCTTGACCCGCCGTATGCTCCCGAAACCGGCACATCATTTGTCTCCTATACGTCGGACGGCTTCAATCTGGCCGACCACGGCCGGCTGTTCAAACTCTGCGCCGAAATGAAGGCAAAAAATGCGAGGATGGTCATGAGCAATGCGGACGTGCAGTTGGTTCGTGATGCATTCCCGTCGCCCGCTTACACGACAAAAATAATAAGCTGCAGAAGGGCCATTAACTCTAAAGAACCGGACGCCATGACCAATGAGGTTCTAATTATGAACTGATTAACTCCAGGAGAAGGTCCGTTGCTGCAACGAACTCAATTTGGTTTTCGCGATAGAACTCAAGGAACTTTTTTTTTTTCGTGCTGCACTTGGGACCAGGCAGATTGCCATAGCCTTCTCTGCAAACTTGTTCGGCGCCACCCATGCACACAACCTTCAATGGCTTTCCGCCATGCAATTCAGGAATGTCGGCATATTTGAACGGGACCCCCATTATCTTTTCTCCTGCAGTGCCGCTCGTGTAAAACGTCTGGGCTTTGGCTTCAATGATTGCATCATCCACTTCCAGGTCTGGTTGGTAGTTTTCCATTATTACGGGTTTGGTGACAGTCTTGCCGTGCAACGCGTAAATCTCTTCGCAAATGTGCTCCCCAAACTTGTTCGTCCATTGCTTGTCCAACTTCAAATCAGGGCGGCGCAGCTTCATTGTTGTTCGTCCCCATGTGTCTTCTCCATTTTTCAATTCTTCATCATGGTCTTTTTTCTTGCCGGCGGTCTTTTCGATGGGTGGAAGAAACGTCAGGTCTCCGAATAACCATTGAATGACCGTCTGGTCGCGAAGAAGTCGAATGGCCGGGTCTGGGTGTCTGGCAATGTGTTCCACGACTTTGGCGATATTCTGGGCATTCGAGGTCATTGTTGCGTTGCGTTAGTGGTGTGTGGTGTGTTTAATGCCAGTTTATCTCAATCAATTTTTTCAATTAAATGGATTTTGACTGTATGTTACGTGTTTACAATGTATTTAATATGCACAAAATGTGAACTTAATATGTGATTAATGTGTATTAATGGGCCATTTAATGTACCATTTTCTCTCGATTGAATGAATCCCGAAAGGGAAAAGGGTTGCAATGATTGCCCACCCGATGGCACCGACGGCCAACACATGCACCTTTTTGCCGTTTTCAATTCATCCATTCGAGAGAAAATCACGAAAATTGTATGAAAAATAGTTGAATGATTCACAATAATAATAATAATAATAATAATAATAATAATAATAATAATAATAATAATAATATCCTAAATCATTTAGCATTTGGGAATATGAGCTTATCAATGGTGGTGCGCACGCAGAACAGGCGGTGCATGATGATGCCCAGGAAGAAAAGCCCAGCGGTGGTCCATGCAAATGAAGTGTGTGCAAATCGGGCAATGATATAAGCGCCGATTATCGTGAAAACCACATCCACGACCGCGATTCCGCCGATTTGAATGGAATGCACGCCCTTTCCTGGAACACCCAGCGCATCTCGGTATTTGCAGAGGCCTGCATTGTCGTTTGCGTTTGCATTTGTGTTTGCGTATGACATTCTATCAAAAAATGTAATTATGTATTATACACAATGTGCATATAAACATTTGAACCATTATGACGTCAGAAATAAATTACGCTTGTTCATTGGGTTCATTGTGTCATAGTTCTCAAATATTGATACGAAATGGGTTAAAATCATGTTCTTACCCGTTTGATTGGATTTTTTCAAACTGTGACATCATACTGCATTGCATGGAAGACAATTTCAATGTTTTTTTAGATAAATCATATTACATCAATGAATCGCCATCCAAATGCGGACATTCAAAATACAATAATTGCATGTTCAATCATCACAATCCGTTGCAAAATGCGGACCATTACAATTATTACGTAAGATGTGTTGATAGATTTAGAAATTTGCTTCAAAAACAAGAACATAAATTATTTATCATGACATTTGTTAACGGTGAATGCAATTCGCATTCCAATCATTTTTTAAACGACATCATTGATTTTAATAATAAATTTTCCAAGTACACACGAAATTACACTTTATTGGTCATCATCAATTATCCAGACAGAGAACTGAATCATCACGCATTCACGCGCAACAACAATGTTCATTTTTTGGAATTGCACACCATGTCAACCAGCAATGGTGTGCATTTTCAAAATAATAATGACAACATTTACCTGGACAATGTGTTAAAATTCAAATACAAATTCAATATAAAAAAAAGTAATTAAATATTATACATGACCTTTGTATAATATAATATTTGAATCATGGAATCAGAGTCAGTCGCGTCATCAGACCGAACGAAGGAAGAGCGGCAAGCGCAGGTGCGGCCCATTCTGGAAAAGTTATCGGAACTGAAGCTGTATGCGTCCAAATTCGCCCCTGTTAAGACGCTGATGCTGCAAATCAAGGACTACGTTGCCAATGGCGAGGCGCAGCAGATAAACATTGTGTTTCCCGAATTTGGTCGGCGAATAAAGGGCACATTGGAGACGAATCGCTGGGTCGAGTCCAGCATCAAAATGACGGAAATTGTCTGACACCCCTCCCCCCCCCCCTGTGCGTTGTGTCCATTGCATTATATTATTGGGGTATTTTAATTCCCTGGGACACCATCAACCATCACCCATCAACCATCAACATGTCATGTGACAAAAACAAAAAGTGGTTCATCACATTTGGCGGACCAACCCCCAATTTTCATAACGCAGTTAATCGAATATGCAAACAGGCCCGAAACATCTCGGCATTTGACCGCATCATCGGTTACACCGAAAAGCACCTGATGGGCGACGCATCATTTTGGAAGAAACACGGGGATTTCATACAGTCAAACACATCCAAAGGTTACGGATATTGGATATGGAAATCATATCTAACAAAAAAAACGCTAGAACGGATGAGTTACAACGACATTCTCGTGTATGCCGACGCAGGGTGCATGATTAATCCACACGGAAAACCGCGTCTATTAGAATACTTTTCGATTGTGAATGCAAGCAAATTCGGCATTTTTTCTTTTCAAATGGCGCATTTAGAAAAAACATGGACGAAAATGGATGCCTTTCGGTGTCTTGATGCCGACACGGCAAGTGTCATGGAAACGGGTCAACTGGTGGGAGGTGTTTATGTCCTTCGAAAATGCACACACACCGTCGAACTGGTCGACAAGTGGTATGACGGTTGCTGTCAATATAACATGCTGGACGATTCTGTGAGCACGAACCCGAATGATGAAACGTTTCAAGGGAATAGACACGACCAAAGCATATTTTCCGTGCTTCGTAAAAAACACGGGACTGAAACCTCCGAAATTGACGAGACGTGGTTTGCTCCGGATTGGAGTGGTCAAGGCCACAACTATCCAATTTGGGCAGTCCGAATGAAATACTAAAAATGCAAATGAATGAATGCATCAATGAATGCGTCAGACGCGCACGCATCTAATACACGATGTGCTCGTCAATCCATTTTTTCAATTGCACGTAGGTGGGTTCCATGATTTTATTCAGACCGTCAGCATATGCTTGGTAATTGGATTCGTTGTCCCGCATTAATATGAGCGTGTTGTGCATGATGGTGAGCAGCTCGGGCGTGTAAATGTCCACGATGGTGACAAAGATGTCGTCCACCGTGTTTGAAGTCGACATTTCATGTGCCTTGTGGTCGTGGTCATCGTCCTCGTTCGAAATGGGCTTCATTTTGTAGGGTTTTGCGCTTGCATTTGCAGGTGGAAGCACCATGAGGTCCGGCGACAGCTGGTCATCCAGTATGAATTTGTACATGGTCAGCGTCTGCAGGATGTGCGGCTTGTCGGTTTGGCTGTATGTTCGTATCAGCTTGTTTATTCCCGTTTTGGAGAGGTCGATGAGCAGCACATACAGCTGGTGTTGCACAGACCCATCGTCCGCTTTGCAGTGCGCGTAAAATTTTTTGAACCGGTGGAACACGTTGAATAAAAAATACAGGTCCTCCTTGGTGTCGTTGTTGTACCATCGCGCCATGGATTGCGAATAGGCGGGAGGTTGCAGCGTCAGGATATTGTTTTGTATGGTGAGTTTGGTCCCCACCGGATAAAATGCAAGCAACGCAATTTGAAGAATTGCCTGCATGGGTTCCAAAATGGTCTCAAATCTCTCCTTTTTTCGGCGTGAACTAACCGTTTTGTACAACAATTGCAACGTTGATTGCATTGTCGCGGAAGTCTAAGTTTTGTATATCGCGGATTAGTATTTGTATAATCAATAATATAATTTTATATTATTTTATTGACTGTATGTTGAATGCATGAATGCATGAATGCGCATCACTTCAAGAAAATGTTGTTTTGCTGAATCATTTTGTTGTAAGGTATGCCGTGCTTGTCGCACCAACTGACGCATTTGATGATGTTTTGGCGTTTCATGGATTCCAGCTTTTCGGCGTGATACTTGTTTAGTATGAGGTGAATGGTTGCGTTAATGGTTTCCATTTGCTGCTGACCGATGATGGCATTGCACTCCTCAATCTTGTTCAAAAAGTAGGAATCGTGTTCCAGCGGCATGATGGAAGTCATCGCCGCGTTCTGCGGAAAATCCTCCAACTGTTTGAACATTGCGCGCAGGTGCGGCAGCAGCGCATCCGACGTTTTCGGCCTGAAATGTTTGCACACAATGTACCGTTCCGAATTGGCGTGGCGACTGGTGCACGGTTTTGACACAAACACATCCTTGTACAGGTTGCAGAGCACGTGCAGGATGTCAATGGTGGGCTTGGTGAACGTGTCAAACACTTTCAGGATGAAATGCCCTCCCTGTTTTTGCAATGCCAGTGCGAATCCCATTTCTGCGGCCAGCAGACGCGACACCATTGTCTCCTGGTTGTTGAAATCGCACGAAAAATCGAAGCCACCGTCGGCGGTTATGAGTTCACACGTGTTTTGATACTTGGATACGCAGTGCTCAAAGTTGTCCAACGAGATGATGTTTCCGGTTCCGTCTGCACCGGTTTCAATGCGCACGCGGCTGGGATGTGCGTCCAAAAACGATTTGCTTTTCTTCCATCCGGGACAGGAGGCGTCCTGATTCAACAGCGTCATTCCGTAATGAACGTCGTCGGAATGCGCAGCAGTCTCCGGGAATTGCCGGGACCGAATGTGCACCAGAGCTTCTATGAAGCCGCCAGGGCCTTCGGCCAAATGGAACGACGTCATGCGATTGGATTCCTGCGACTGGTTGAAAAACGTGGCGTACAATTCAATCATCTTGTAGAACGACCGCGACAACGGGCGCAGTTTGCTGACCGCGTATGTTTTGCAATTGGGAATTGCGGTGTGAATGAACTCAAACGGGTTGGTGTATTTTTTGACGGAATCCCACACTTCTTCGCCGCATTCTTCGATTTGGGCTTTAATCTCACACAGATACATGTTCAGGGTGTGAGACACCACCGGGCTTGATGCTTCCGATGCGGCAATCTCAAACAATGAATCCCCCGTCGGAATGGTGAGATTGTGCAGTTTTGGCAATTCACAATAATACGACATCCCTGAATGGCAAAGTTACACCATTATCACACCAACGGTTTATGTTGTTTTCAATCATCAAAATATTCATAAGCTTCTTCGCTCAATTCGGACGAAGTGTCAACCAATATTTCTTCTTTCGGTTGTTTTTTTTCGCGTCGTTTTGACAATGGCTTTGATTTTGGAAGTTTGATGGCAGAAACCGCAGCCACCGCACCGCCGCCATCATTGTCATTGTCGGCTTCTTCAATGTCGTCGTCTTCTTCACCCTCGTCTTCGTCATCCTCGTCTTCGTCATCCTCGTCTTCGTCGTCATCGTCGTCATCGTCGTCATCATCGTCGTCATCATCGTCGTCATCATCGTCGTCGCCACTATTGTCAACCACAAATCCGTCTTTTAAATAGCCATCTTTGGTTTTTCGGCTCGCCGGAATGGAATCCAATTCATCGTCGTCGTCGTCGTCATCCTCGCAGCAGTCATCAAACCCGCCGAATAGGAAATTGTACATTTTATCCCATTTTTCCAAAGTGAGTGGAATGACCCGATGCTGCGAGGTCATGTCTTTAGCCACCAGCGCGCACGCTCCAAAAAACAGAATGGTGTCTACGGGTGGTGGAAACTCATATTTGTTTTCTTGTCCCGCATTGCCGTCATCTCGAGCCCACAGTTCCACCACGAACCGTTCATCTGTGCCAGAATAAGCCCATTCCGCGCGGACTTCAAATCCTGCGGGGGATTTGTATTTGCATTTTTTGCACAATTCCATTGGACCATATGCATCAATGTGCGAGGCACGCAAATCTCCATTGCGTTCCACAATTACAATGGGGACCGCAGTTGAAGTGGAGGGTGGTGGTTTGGGTTTAGGAGGCATTGTGGCACTGGATAAAAATGGAAGATTACATTATCATGAAGAATGGGTTTAAATCATTTGTGGTTATATATTTTATTATTTTGATACGTTGTAAATCTGCAAAAACTATGTAAATATAACTTAATCCATACTATTAGAATTCCGCACCATTTGCAATGTTTTGGGTCGCTCAAGTTGTGATTGTGTCGTTTGTGATCATTTTTTTATTGCACAATTTGTATCATTTTTTCAAAGAAACGCTCACGATTCCGAAAATGAAGGACATGGTGAAACGTCCGCAACAGAAGTATGACGCGTTGTTTAGGGAACTCAGCATGCATCATGACGAATCAAAAATGTCAAGCGGTGCCAATGATGATGCCAATGATGCCAACGCTTCGATGAAAAATGAGTTGAAACGATATTTGATGGAGCTCAATGCGCCACCACAGCAACAGCCACCACAGCAACAGCCACCACAGCAACAGCCACCACAGCAACAGCCATTGAATCAATTGCAGTCCCATCATTTTCAATCCAACTTCACAGAACTAGGGTCAGTGTATTGACGATGCAATGATGCAATGATGCAATTGTTGATGAAAACAATATTAAAGCATTGGTGTGAACATACATCATATCACATCATCACGTGCCCATGCAACAATACAAACAACACCCCCAGTTCAAATTGAATCAATTGAATGAATTCCAACAACTGGTCATAGAACGATTTGAAAGTGCAATTGAAATTTATTATGAAAACCACGTTCATAAGAAATTTTTAGCTGACATGTATGCTGTGATTCCCAAAGGGAAAAAATGCGCGATATGGTTCACGCACAAACAGTGTTGGATGTTTCAAATTGCGAAGCGTCCGCATCATCCAGTTCAGCAGTTCAAACCATTCGTCCAGCAGCCGTCGGAACTGGTGTCATTTGATGACGTGCGCATGATGCACAACATGCCGTGCATGGACGATTCATGGTACTCTGGTGAAGGCACAATTTTATATGGAACCTGTCTTTCTGAAAAAAGTGGAACAAAGAAGAAGCGATTCAGCGTGGAGAACGTGCATTATTTTTGCGGCATAAAACAAATCGGGGGTGGATTGGAACGGTTTGCAACATTCTTTGATTCTTACAATGAACAAAAATGCAAATCCGATGCGCCGTTGCAGTTTTTCATGCCAATCATGCACACATCCATCAATGATGCATTGAAGGATGCACGGCAAATAACATCGTATGACGTGTTTTGCATTCAACATCGGTTTTTGAAACGGTCCTGCACCGAATATAAAAACTTGTTGCTTCATTTGGCGGAACAGCCACAACAGCCACAACAGCCACAACAGCCACAACAGCCACAACAGCCACAACAGCCACAACAAGAGCAATCGAATGCATTTTTTCCCAGACAGGCAAATGCGACGATGAACTCGAACCCGACTCAGAAGCACCAAGGCGCAATGATGCGCACATTCACAATAAGGCCAGACACACAAAATGACATTTATTATGTGTTGCACAATGCAGATGACCCGATAACCGATAAGACAATGATTGCTCACATCCCAAATTATAAAATCAGCGTGATGATGAATTCAATATTTCGGAACATCAAAGAAAACCGAAATTTAGACGCATTGGAAGAGAGCGACGACGAAGAAGAATTCATTGATAAACCCCAGTTTGTGGATTTGAACAAGTGCGTGCGCATGGCATGCACGTTCAACCATCGGTTTAAACGATGGCAGCCATGTGATTGCGCTCATTAAATGCACCGGACGGGGTCGGGTCAATGTATTTTGGAAACCTTCATGTGAGCAGCACGCTGTATGGCCTTGACATCAATTTGAGGTTGAGGTCGAGCATGCGCGTTGGAATTCAATCCCGGTTGATTCCACGGAGAAGCAGAAACCAGCTGCTTGTTTCCCATTAAACCACGATACCAGTTTTCTGCTCCGATTTTAATATTGGCCAAGCCAGTTTTGATGTCCTGTGGAAACCCGCCAAAAACGAATCCTCCTCTCTTGGTCCTGCTTCGTTTGGCGGTGTGCGTTCGCTTGCTCTTGCTCCCGCCTCCGCTCTTGCTCAATGCGTTAATCTTCAGCGGAGGAATCAATCGATTTGCCTGACGTATGCCCGGTCCCCAAAATTCAGGAACGGGTATGGGTTTGCCTGCTGGAACCCCGAACTTGCTTAATGCGAAATGGTTGCCTTTTGTGACATTCCATGCACGTCCAATGGCCGTTTGACGCCACCAACCTCCCCACCCACCATTTTTGCTGCGACTGTTACGATTGCGTCGCGTTTTCATGGGAAGGAATTGTTGTTTATGTTATGTGTGTGCGTATGTATGCGTATGTATGCGTATGTGTGCGTATGTATGCGTGTGTGTTGTATACAATAGTCCCATATTATAAATATTTTGTACATTTGTGCATTTGTTAAAAAAACATAGAAACAAATAAACTTAAACCTTAATTAAATAAAATGTGTACATCACAAATCACAAATCACAAATCATGTTGCCGTACACAAACGCAGAAGCGGGTTCCAAATTGAAATTCAAATTCATGGGGTATGCGACGCATTGTGCACACTGCATGAACACCTCTGCAAAACTGTTGGTTGCATCAATTGCTGCGTGCATACACGGGTTAATTCCACGCGCGTTTAAGTACACCGCCATGTCCATATGTTTGTCCATCATTGAAGACGATTTGCAAAAAAATCGCGTTCCCACGCCTCGGACTCAGCCCAAGCCCAAGAACATGCTAAATGATGTGATTGTAACATTTGATGCAAAAATGGAATGAATAATGATAATTGGTAACTCACTCAATGTCCACGTGTGCGAGAAGGTGTCGACGACAGCACATTTTGTTCAGTTTGAGGTGGTCCATTACCTCCCCCTCTGGAGTTTTATGAATGCATTCCTTGGTCAAATATATCACCTTATCGGTCTCCATGCCGCGAGCCATTTTCAGTCGTCTCACTTCGCTGAGATAGTATTCGTACTTGTTTCCAATGACGTTGCCGCAGGTGAAGCACTTAACCGGGATAATCATTGTCTTATTTATGTGGGTGGGGTCTGGTGTGTTCTGATTGTTATATTACACCGTTATTTTTAAATCAATTTTTAAAAATAAAGGAATTTTCATTCATTGCATTGTTCATTTACGGTGCTTCATTGACTTTCGGTGCTTCATTGATTTTCGGCGGGTTTTCTTACCGCCATGGCCAGCAGAAGCAGGAGGAGCAGATGCAACCGCAAAAATGGAAGGGTTTGGTTTTGGCGGAATGTATCCTGGCATTCCAGGTCTTGGACCCGATGATGATTGCGACACGGGCGCAATTATTTTCTGATGTTCCTCTTTCATTTGTTCCAGGGTCATGTCTTCTTTGGTGGGGTGAACGTTTTTATGACGAATGGTCGCAATGCGCATGTCCGTGCATTGCCTTTTTGAGTCAAATTGAAACACCGGAATCCCGTTTGATTCCAATCGTTTAATTTCGTGCTGAGTGATTGGCATGACTTCTGGAACTATGAACGGTCTAAAATCAAATTCAATGCGGTAGGTTGGGTCAATTGCAAGCATCATATCGCGTATACTGCCAACTTCATATTCTTCGCGTGCGTTCATGTGGCGTTTCATTTTGTACGTTCCTGAAAAAAAATTAAACACCAGTGTGTGGGCATCAATGCAGTGTATTTCGCCGGATGCATACAATCCGTATTGCATGCGGTTAGTTCTCAATTCGCCGAGTTGGGTTGCCATGCGATAAAAAATTTGATGATGCTTTGTTCCAAACTCGAACATGTTCATTGATTTGGATGCATACAGCTTCATTGGCGCCAATTCGATGTCTCTATTGGTGTCGCGGTCTTTTTGAATGATGGATGCAATGACATATGTGTACATTGCACCCGGCTCAAATTGAGACGGCTTTGGATTCACAAGCAACGGACTCACTTCATCTATGACTCTAAAATTGTATTCTTTGTATGGGTCTAGCGGAATGTAATAAAATTTACCAACCTGGTCTTGCATGCATTGCATGTGAACCTTTGTGGTTGGATTAACTATCGCCTTTCGGGTCATGCTTCTTTTGATGCGTTTAATTCCGGGTGAGCTCTTGCTTCGCGTGTTTCCAGGGGTAAACCATTCGGGATGTGCAGGGAAAACCTTGAATCCTTCCGGATGGTGAGAATCAGCCATTTTATAAAAAAAACAATTGATGTAATTTGATATGCATTACTTCTACATTTTATATTTTGCATTTCATGGTGTGTCCTTGTCGGACACTATTAATTGAATTTTGGGTTTGCTGCCTGGTTTTTTCTTATCTGTGGCGGCGACTGGCTGAGACTTGGCGACTGACTGAGCCTTGGCAACTGGTTTTTTGGCGACCTTGGCGGCTGCATTTGGGGCAACAACTGTGGCTAGTTCCTCCTGGTCCTGGTCCTGTTCTAACGCCGCCATCTGTTTTTCAAACGCGGTGGAAGTGCCCAACAGGCTCTTGACCACCAGTTCCGCGTTGTCAATGGCCCGCACCTTCTTGAACACGAAGTAGCGGTTGTAAAAGGAGATGCGGCGCTCGTAGTCGCGCATGTCTGGCGCATCCCCCAATTCAGATGCCATGGATGGCGTTTGCTTGATGCGCGCCATCATCTGCACATACAGCTGCTCAAACATGCCGGTGCCGTCGGGCAGCCCGAGTTTCAACGCATCGTCGCGCTGCACCACTTCAAACCCGAAATTCGCCATCAACCGTTTCAGATAGTTAAAGTTGACCAAATATTCGCGAAATGTCTTGTTGATGGATTCTTGATACACGTCAATCGCGTATCCCACGCAGGTCTCGTCGTCTGGAAACTCCGTCGCGGTGTAAGCTTTCGTCACCTTCCACACGAGCTTCCCTTTGTGGAGCACGGCAATGCCTTCGTCAACCTCATGCGGCCTCAGCGCGTCGAACATGGTGGCCCCGTCATACGTGGTGCCGATGAAGTAGCCCCCCACCTCCGTGCACTCGCACACGTTGCGCAGAAAGTTGCACACGTTGGCCCGAGTTTCAAACATGTAATGAATCGCGAACTGGCACGACGACACATTGAACCCGTTTTCAGCTTTGCCGTATTCGCGATACACGCCTTCGCCGAGCAGCGCCTTGTCCTTCGGCCCGTCTCCGAACACGGCCCTTGTAATCTGCTTGTATTTTTCGCCGCTGATTCCAGCCCCGCTTTTAATGTTGAGCGCGCTGTTGCCCTGGACAAACAAAGCCGACGGCATGATGGAGAACCGTTTGCAGTAGTCCAAATAGCGCGCACAGGCGCCATCCAGCTGGTTTTGAATGTTGTCCTTTGAAATGTCGATGCCGAACACGAACGACAGGTTGGCGTGAATCCATTTTGGAAGGTCTCCGCCTTTGCCGACCGCAAAATCAATGAGCGTGTTGCCGCGCTTGCTGACTCCGCCAATCAGCGCGCGCTTCACAAACAGGTTGTGAAAATCCCGCAGCCCGCGCGTGGTCGTGTTGCCGGTGCGGTTGTAATACACATCATCATCTGCCAACTCATCTGGTATGTCTCTGCCAGTCGTGAGCATTGTCCGTGTGATTGGGTTGTGAATGGTGTGCCAATTGGAATTGGCAACGTGGTAAGCATTGCCGTAGTTCTTCTGACCACTGCGATACTCCGCTGTTTTGTCGGTGCGCACACGCAACGGAACCCAGCGAAATCGCGGGTCGGCAGACTCTGCATTGTATGCGCACTCGATGATGCAGCCATCTTCAATGACCTCATTTTCGGCAGTCAGCATCATGCCGCGATTTCCAGCGGAATCGGTGCGAAGTACTACGTTGCATATGTGGGCCTCGGGGTCATACGGGTTCGTCGGATAAAATGGAGCTGGTTTGTATGAATCATCTCCGCTGCTCTTGCCGCTGCTCTTGCCATTTGCACCCTTGTGAGGCAGCTTCCCCTGTATCACGTCCTCGCACGGATTCAAGTAGCCGTGTTTTTTTTCATCAAACCCGACCCGGAGCGTCAGTGTTTTGTACTGCACAATCTGGTCCGTTTTTGCGGCGTTCATGCCGTCCGTGTAAATGCTGGACACTTTTGGTTGGCCATTGGTGTCTTTCACCATCGTGGCTAGAAAGTCAATCGTGTTGGCTTCAGCGGGCTTCCATTTGAATGAAAGTCCCCAAGTTGTTTTGTTTTTGGGTCCAGCCGTTTCACCACCCGCCTCGCCTCCCACTGGCGCATCTGCCGGCGTGAAAATCATGCCATCCGTATTGTATTCAAATGCATGCGTGTCAATCTGGCTCATGAGCATGGCACAGCACTGAAATATGCTTTGGTCTGCCCCAGTGTATTTGAATTTCTTGTATTCAATTCGCACTGGACACGTGGCTGCACCGCGCACAATGGAGCGCACCTTCAATTCATTTATGACGTTCACCAAGAGCGGCAATCGGAATTTGCTGATGGGAGCTTCTGCGGATGGCGGCACAAAATGCAGTGCGCGCACGTCCTTGCCGGCAATGTAGTACACATCAAATGCAGCAAACAGGTTGATGAATCGGCCGTTCTTGTCGTGCAGGATGTGCTCGCCATCAAGCAGCGTGTAGAACAATTTGTCATTGTCCGATTGCGCACCGGTGAATTGAACTCGCATGTTGGTGTCAATAAAGTAAATGCGGCCCGAGGGTGAGACATAGAGCAGCTTGCGCGCGCCGTCAGCCTTGTCAGTGACAGTGTAGTTTTTTCGCACGTTGGGAATGGTGCAGTTTTCATTGAGGGGCACAATGTTCTGCATTTGGAGCGTGTAGGACGATGGGCCGATGAAGTTTTTGGGAATCAGTGGCTTGCCCGCGGCGTGATGCGGTTCCTTTTCTCTTGGTTCCCGTTCCGGATGCAACAATCGCATGTATTCTTCTGCCACGCCCGATAGTTCGGCTGCACCCACTGGATAATTGGTTCCTTGCAGTCCGGCCATCACCGTTTTGATGGCTGAACGCAATGCATCGGCCAACTTGCGCGCGGAGCTGAACGCGGTTCCGTGCCCGACCGCATCGTTGAGCACCTCAATTTCAATCTCGTATTTGGGCTGAGAATCGGCGACCTGAGATTCGGCAAACGTGTGCGTTGGAATCATGCTGTTGCTCCCGCCGTTGCCATAGTCCCGGCGCGATTCTTTGACGATGCTCATGTCCACCACGAACGGCAATGCAGGATGCCGAAACGTGCTGCGATTGATGTAACGAAACGTTTTTTTGCTGCTGCGCCAAGGACCGACCACCGTTTTTGCAGCGGAGGACGATTCCGCAAACTGTTTTTCTTTCTGGAGCGAGAGGCGGAAATTGAAGTCGTCGAAGTTGAGCGGAGGAATGATTTCACCGTTGGCACCGTCGAATCCCGTTTTTTGAATGAATGTCGGCATGACTTTTTCCAGAGAATTGGTTTTGCAATACATCTGGATGTTGTGCAGGCCTTTTATTTCGGTGCGGATGTCGGACATTTTGGGTTTGCCGGTGTGCGGGTCCGCAATCTCGGAACTGATTTTTAGGGTGTAGTCGTCCGTTTTTTCCATTGTGAATCCGGACGACAACAAATTTTTTATGACGTTGTCAAAATCAATCTTGGTTGTGGACGCAACGTGTTTCAAATTGCGGGTTCCAAACCGCACCTCCAATTCAAGCGAGCCGCCGTCGGTTTGCAACACCCCGCCTAAATACTGTTCTACCAGGTTGTCAAATAATTCATGAGGGGGGGCCTGCTTTTGATGCGTCTCATGCTTCTGCATTGTGATTCGGAGTCCGATGGTGTATATTAAGAGAGCATATTATTTAAATTCAATTTTACAATTAAAGTTAGACATTATTCGGCATGATGGCATGGCGCCCATTTTCAATTCATTTTATTCGTGACTTGATTCGTTTTACAGCACCAGCTGGGCTGAGATGGCGTCATACAGTTCCTGTTTTTTCATTTTTGGCTTGAGCTGTATTTTCAACTGGTGGCACAATTCGGTGAGTTCTGCGACGGTGTAAGCGCTGGCCGATTTAATGGGTTTCATCGTGTTTTCAATGCGATAAAACGCAGTGCTGAATGGCCCGTTTGTTTTGGTCATTGTCATGCATTTCGGGTTTTTGTCGTTGCGTTCTATGACATAGGTCGGCTTGTCCGACACGGCATCACTGATGAACTCGGCATACACGCGATTGGCCGGGTTCACAAAAACCGCATTGAGAGAGTTGAGCCGAACGAGCACATGAAATGCGTGCAGCGACATGCGCTGAGACGTGATGTCGCCCTCAATGGTGGATGCCGTGAACTTGATTCCGGTGGACTGCTTCAACGGTTTGCCCTTTTCTCTCAGCATCATTATTTGGTCGCGCTTGCCGTCCTGCTCGGCCGTGAACCGATTTGCAAGTTGCTCGTATTTGAATGCGCCGTGCATCATGATGTACAAACACCAAAACAGCGGGTCTTGGTTTAATGCGGGACGAAACACGTTTTCATTTTGGGCTGGTACTTGTGGCTGATGTGGCTGCTGTACGGGTTGTGGCTGCTGTGGCTGGTGTACGGGTTGTGGCTGCAGTGGCTGGTGTACGGGTTGTGGCTGCTGTGGCTGGTGTACGGGTTGTGGCTGTATTTGCTTAATAGCAGCCATGGATGAGTCATACAACATGAACTCTCGCAATTTATTCAGTTCATTGTCGATTCCAGTTTGATTGGGCCTGAACCGGTTCATGGCGTAGATAAATGCATTGGTGCAACGTGTTTAAATCAATTGCATTGAGTGTTTAAGATATATTATAAATATGATACATCTAAAAACATATTAGAATCATATTTGCATGCATATACATTCACAACTCCAATAATACGAACTAAAAAATGTCTGCTGCACATGATTTGAAACAGTTGAAGGACCGGGTTGAGGCATTGAACCAGCACCACCAGATTCAAATTTTAAAAATCATGACCCAACACAATGTTGCCCTAACCGAAAACAAAAATGGGTCATTCATAAATTTGACAAATGTGGAGGGTGCCGTCATTTCCAAAATCACCGATTATTTGAGCTACGTGGATGAGCAAGAGACGCAATTGAATGAAGTTGAAAATCAAAAAACGGAATTAACGAAACAATTTTTTAAGCAATGAATTCATTTAATCGCAGCATTTCATTTAATCGCAGCATGCCACCAATTCACCAATGATGGACACCTGTTTGTCGTTCAATTCAAACCGTCTTCCAACCACCCGAATTTGAATGGCGTCTCCTGGTTTAATGGAATCCATGGACAACATTCGCGTGGATGCGCATGCAGCGTCGTGCATCTCACGCGAGATGTAAATCACCATGGGGGTGGATTCTTTTGTGCGGGCATGTGCCCGAATGCCGGCTTGCGTAACCGTTTTGGCAATGCAAACCATGGTGGCGCCCTCTTTTGGGCAGCACAACATGCAGTCAACCTCCAAATCAAACCGAATGTTGCCAGCCGAAAATGTGCCGACAGAGTAGGACCGAATGCCGCATGAACCTTGCTTTACATACCCTTCCGGAATGCATCGCCCTTCAATTTCGCCTGACACGACATGCAGCATGTGTTCTTCAATGCACTTAAAATTGGTAATGGAAGAAAACGGAATACACAATTTGCGATGCACAACGGTTGAATGATACAATGCCGAATCGCTGAATTCTGCCGGAGGAGCCATGGTTCAGGGTAACTACATGAATCAATTTCCGCTAATTTTAATTCAATTTTTTGAATTAACATTAATAAAACAAAACAATGACCCCAAATGGTTGGAAATGCAACTGCTGCGCATTTAATTTGTCAATGAGGTTTCTCTCGATTCGAACGTGTAAGTTCTCCGATGACCGAAACCGATGTGTCATTCAGCTCAAAGTGCTGCCCAATGACACGCACCACAATTTCATCTCCCGCTTTGATTTTGGAAAATTGCGGATTCGAATAGTGATGGTCTCGCGACACAAACACGGTCAACGGACTGGGTTCGGGAACAATGTGCGCTTGCAGGCCCGCTTGAGTGACATTTTGCACGACGCACGCAATGAGCATGCCCTCCACGGGATTGCAGGCTTGATACTCGTACATCACCTCGAATGAAACCGCGGCATTGTCGGTCAAATCCCCCGAAGAATGCGCCAGCAACTGCGTGGACCCTGGACGCACATACCCCTCCGCATTGCACTTGCCTTCATTGGCATGCGCTAAATGCTGCTCCAGAATGTTCCGGATGTTGCGCCCAATCGCATTAAATGGCAGCACCACCTTTTTGGACACCATGGTTGGAATGTAAATGTCGGTGCTAAGAGGATTGTGTTGGTGTTGGTGTTGGTGTTGGTGTTGGTGTTGGTGTTGGTGTTGCGGTTGCGGTTGTTGTCGGTGTTGTTGGTGATGATACATGAGAGATATATTAATGATATCAATGATATGGTTAATATATGTGCATATTATTGTTTATTTACATTTTTGTTGTAAAAGTTATTCCTTAATTCCTTAATAATTTGACATGCGACCACAACTTTCATTGTGGTTTCATGGCACTACGTGCTGCTTGCACCGGCGTCAAAAACCAGTGCTTGCCATCCTTCTGCGCGAGGTTGTAGTTGCGCAACAGCATTTCGGGCAAAACACAAAATCGAGCGGTGTTCTGATTTTTCGTGCTTTCCATGGTGTACATGGTGGCAACGTCCGCTGCGGGTTCCAATCCGTGCATGATTTGGTTCACGATGGTCAAACGGCGCTGTTTGGACGAGATTTGGTCGCAGCGCGCACCGACCCCCTTTTCTTGCACGTATTTGATTTTAAACACGGCATAGCTGCTTCCGCTTTTTTCCTTGAACTCCGCGATGAATCCAATGATTTCGGCCAAGGTTGACTCGCGAGGCATCATGGCCGCAATTTCATCCAGGTAAGGACGCCATTCAATGCTGGATGGCGCGGCAGCCCATGCATGTGCCGCATTTTTTCGCACAACCAGCTGCACACCGGTTTTGGAATGCACGTTCAGCATGAGAATGCCCTCTTCGCCCGCATATTTCGAATTTTTGAGTATTTGAGATTCAAAGTATTCGCGCGCAGACCGGTCAAATTCATCCGCGGGCGCATGCGCGAAGAGCGCGTTCAAATACTGCAAACCAATTTCGTAGGATGAAACCAGCAACTCTTCCAGAAAATGATGCACGACGCACTTCTTCAATGTGTTGACATCCACGACGGGGGCCAATTCCCGCATCACATCTCTGCACAAGTCGTTCCACGTTTTCGTGTTTTTGTCAACTGGAACACTGGCTTCCTCCATGATTTCTCGATATGCTGTCTTCATCTCTTGAATCCGTGGTGATAGCACTGCTGCTGCTCCTGATGCTGCTCCTGATGCTGCTGCTGATGCTGCTGATGCTTTTACTGGCATTGCTACTGCTATTGCTTGCGCCTGCGCGACCGCTTTCGGTTTTGTGAAGCCGTGCTTTTCGGCCAGTTCGCCCAATGTTGCGTCCGTCAGCGAAAATGAAATGTGGTCCCGCTTGAATTGCAGGGGAGCGCTGCGTTCGTAAATGCCGATGCGCGGGTCCGTTAATTCGGACGGCTGAAACAGGTAATATTCGCCCACATTGACCAGGCGCCCGGTGCGCCCGTATTTGTCCACCAAATGTTCCGTCTGGTCGGCGATCATGCGGGTTAGAGCGACGTCCACTTGTTCGCGCGGATGTCCCTGCAGGTGCTGCAACAGAATTCGCCGCGCGTAAAAATGCTGCACCTTGAACAAATCGCGAATGCGCTGCATGATGCGGTCCGCGTTCATAACGACAAAGGGTTCCGAATACGTGTCGTCATTTACTTTGATTGCACCGCCACCGCCGCCATTCACGCACTTGTACTCGCAGCTGCCCTGATAGTCGCACACGAATGAAAACGGGCGGTCTCCGATTTCATAGTGGCTAAGCACGGTTCCATCGGCCAGCACTTGGCGCACGGTGACATCTCGGCCGCCGTTGTGGCGGCGAATGACTTCTTGGCTGAATTTGGTTTGGTCGATGTTGAGCAAGCAGTCGGCCGCATTTTCTTTGAGAATGCGGCTCACGCGACCGATTTGTGCCGCCTTCGTTTCGGCCAACCGGTAGACATACAGGTCGGCAGCTTCCACTTCGGGACTGGCGGCCAGCAGCGTTCCGTACAAAAACAGCTGCACATTGCGCTCCACAAACGGGAGGTCGGCGTGGCTGCAGTTGCGCACAGCGCGACCAATGATTTGTTCGATGCGGTTCATGTTGTACCACGGCTCCATGATGTGCACCTGGCGCACGTTCTTGAAATCAATGCCCTCGCTGCCCGCCTTGGAAATGATGACGACCTTGATGCGCTGGCCGTGCTCGTTTTCGGTGGTCAACGCTTCCAGCTCGGCGCGATTGTCCGGCGACAGCTGCTTGTCTCCGGTGAACATGGCGTATTTTGCGGCGAACCGTTTTTGCGGTTGTTGCGATTGGGATTGCATGAAGCGCTGTTGCACGGGCGCAGTTTTAAACAGCGACCCCATCCCCTGGTCGTATCGCGTGAATCCCATCTCTTCCAACGCCAGCGCAATCGGCACGGCCCCGCCGCCAATGTATTCGCTGTAAATCAGGACAATGCCGTTGGCGCGCTCAATCTGTTCGCAAATGCTGGCGATTTTGCTGCTGTATTTGCCGATTTCGGCGCGAGAGAAAATGCGACCGTACTTCGACAGCGTGTTGGGTTTGTATTCAAAATTGGAAATGCGCGCACCGTCGTCAGACACATCGTATTTCATGACCCGTTTCAGTCCCGCGTCTCCCAGCAGGCCCTTGACGTCCATGCGCGCAACGAGGGCCACGTCGGCAACCGACACATCTGCCGTCGCCGCCTTCTTTTTGCCCATGCGTTCCACGAGCTTATCGAAATCTGCGCTGGGATACACCATGTTGAGCGCTTCTATGGGCTGCTTCAGCAAAAACGAGCCGAATGACGTGGCCTCTTCCGACATGTCCATCCGCTTTCGGTCAATGATGTAGTTGTAAACCGCTTCTTGATACGCCCCCGCCGGGTTCAAATACACGTCCAGATGCTCCAATGGATTGACAATGGGGGTTCCGTTCAGTTGCAGCGTGGGGTGCCGGTCTCGATTCATCAAGAACGAATACGCGGGTGCAAAATCGCGCGGTTGCATTCGATATGGAAAAATGTACGGGTTTTCACCCTTGACCACCGAAATGTAGCCCGTGGATTTAATGCGCAGCAGCTCGGCGCCCACATTGCGACCATTTATGCTGAGCAAATTGCCGTCCCGGTCAAACACGTCGCTGACTGAAATGGTGGCGCGGCGGTCGTTCATGTTCATCAAATTCAGCAGCCACACGATTTCGCGCGGGTCGTTGTACATGGGAGTGCCGGACAACAGCAGCAGCCGCAAATTGTCGGCATACCGCACCAATTTGTAGAGTTCGCCGGACACGCTTGTGCCTTTTTTGGCTTCCTTGGCTTCCTTGACCTCTTCGTCGCTGCGCACGTTGTGAATTTCATCCACGATGAGCAGCCGATGGTTGAACTCGTGCTTAATGGCGCGGACTGCATCCGGTTTTGGGGTGCCCTCCTTTGTTGTCGTCAACCGTCGCACCAAATTGGCCAGCTCAATGTAGCCCATGAATTCATAATTGGCATTGATTAGGCGCGTGATGCTCTGCACGATTCCGACGCGCACGCGGTCCACGTTTTGTTGGGTCAAATCCGTGAGCTCCATATTGGCTCCCACGTCCTTTAACAGCTTGGTTCCCGTGCAGCCGCGAATCACGAACTCTCGGGTGATGCGGTTGAACTTCAGCTTGTCAAAATCAAACAGCTGCTTGCGAAAATTGTCCTGCACGTTGACCGACGCAACCACCAGTATTTTCTTGACCGCGCCTACCTGGTGCATGTAGTCGCGCATCTCTTCCGCCACGCTGATGGCGGAACACGTTTTGCCGGTTCCGAGACCGTGATACAGCAGCAAACTGTTGTAAGGCGTCATCACGGATAAAAAATTGCGCACAAAGAGCTGGTGCGGCGCCAGCTCAAAGGCCGCCCCGCACAGCTTGGCAGCTTCGAGCTCCATCTGCGCTTGAGCCACGGGCATGACGATGTCATACTTAGTGTCATGGAACTCCTTGCGCTGCGCAATGTTGAGTGCGAATGCAGGGTCATTCAATGTCGGATACAAAAATTCGAGTGAGTGTTCCTCCCCGTGCTGCATTCGGTTCCATTCCAACAATTCATTGTGCTGCAATGCAGCGTTGGGTTTGGACTTGGGGGTCGGGTTCATGAGCAGCGGATGCGCTGGTTTTGGGTTTGGTTTGGGTTTGGGGGGCATGAGTGCTGGCTCTTCGGGCTCTTCTGGTTCTTGTTGCGCTGGCTCTTGTTGTTGCGCTGGCTCTTGTTGTTGCGCTGGCTCTTGTTGCGCTGGAGGTTCCATTCTGGATTGGATTGGATTGTATCAGTTATATTATGAAATGATTATAAATTGTCAAACCCTAACTCAAACTCTCTAACACACTATCTCATATTCATTTAGAGCATTGTTTAAATTTCGCAAAATATTGATTTTTTCTAAATTGTAAGGGCGAATGTGTTGTATGCATTGGTCGTATGAAAACCAAGCCATTTTGCTGACTTCCGTTTTTTGAAACACGGGTTCAAGCGGCACTTGTTCGGGCAACGGCATGTAAGCCACGAAATACTTGTGCTTGTATGTTTTCATGTTGGACCCCATGAATATTTCTTCATACGGTATGATGTTGTGCATGACAATTAACCTGGTTTCATCGTGCCCAGTTTCCTCCGCAAATTCACGCATTGCACAATCCAGGTCTTTCTCCTGATAATTTCGTCGACCCTTGGGAAACCCCCATTCCGGTTCAGCCCATTGCGTGCTGGAATTGGCAATCAAGGTGTCCAGCGTGTATTGGTTACTGCCGCGGTTCAACCTTATGCCCAATTTCAACATGTTGAATCGGTCACACGACACAGCTTCTTCGTTTTGATACTTTGAATTCAAATAATCCCCCCACACATTTTTCCACAATTCGCTAAATGTTTGGGTTTGCAACCGACGCTTTTCGTCCACCGTCATTTCATCAATCAGGCGTTGCACGTATGTTTGGTTGTAAATGGGATATTTGCCGCGAATGAACTCCACAAATCCGAGCGTGTCCTTTCGCCGAATCATCAAATAGGAAGCTCCTTCATCGCTGTCCTTGAATACTATTATGCCGTTGCTAGTGATCGGGTTTTTGCACGCGTGCATCACGTGCCCGTTTTTTCCACAATTGTTGCAAAACATGTTTTTTTTTGAGAATGAGTGCGAATGCGGATGCGAATGCGAATGCGGATGCGGATGCGAATGCGAATGCGGATGCGGATGCGGATGCGGATGTGAATGCGGATGCGGATGTGAATGCGGTGTCAATGGTTTCAACGCATTTGCATCATCGCCATGTGATTCGCCCGAGGTTGATTCTTCATCTTCTTCACTATTTAATATGTTAAATGCATTCATTATTACCAGTTGGTAGTTGGTTGTCTAAAAGCTCTTTATGTGTTAAATTGCACTTCTTTTTATATCATTTGATTGTAAAAAATAAGAAAATAATAGACACACATACACATACACACACATACACACACACATACACACTACAACAATTCAACAATTCAACAATTCATGAAATCCAATCTGGTTTATAAAAACGGGGATGCCACAACTGCGCTGGACCCAACGGTTTGGGGGCCGCATTATTGGTTCGTTTTGTTTAGCATGGCGGTCACGTATCCCGAGAGACCGAACGACGTTACCATCAAAAAATACTACGATTTCATACAAAATTTGCCGTTATTTTTGCCGAATCATCAAATGGGGGATGCATTTAGCGAATTGTTGGACAAGTATCCCGTGTCTCCCTATTTGGACAAACGAGAATCGTTCATCAAATGGGTGCATTTCCTGCACAACCAAATCAATCTGCGTTTGAATCGGGATGAAGTGTCGCTGCAAGATGCGGTGAATGCTTACTATTCCAATTACAAGCCCAAAGAGGTGCGCCTGCGCGAAGAATTAAAGTATCGTCGCAAATTGATTTATGCCATGGTGGCGCTCACATCCGCAACCACGATGTATTATTTGTATTACAAATAGAATTGTTGCGGAACATTGGAATAAAATATATGCAATGTGTAATGGAATTATAAGTGAATTATAAGTAAACTGCAATGAGATTCACCCGTCGAATCAAGAGACACAACTCGCATGACAACCACGCTCAAACCGGCGGCATTCCCATTTTTGCAGGGGCACAAGGGTGCGTGTTCAAACCATCGCTCAAATGCAAACACCACGCATACAATCCCAATGACGGCAACGTGAGCAAACTGGAATACAAGGAAAGTGCGGAAGCCGAAATGAGAGAATATGAACAAATAAAAATACATTTGAAACAAATCCCCAATTATCAAAATTATTTCAGCGTGAGGGCGCACATGTGTGAGCCTGCCCCCCTGGGCGCGCGCGACTTGGTTAAGTTTGACGACGTTTGCACAAACATGAAACGGCACGACATAAACGCGGCCAATGTCAATGCGAGCTTGAGCCAGTTGCGCATGATAAACATGCCCGACTTGGGCATTGATTTGCACGATTGGTTGGGAAAGGCACCCTTTGATGCCGGCCGCCTGCACCGTCTGAATGAATACATTTCAAAAATATTGGTTCGGGCGGTGGTTCCAATGAATCAGCACGGCGTCATTCACAATGACCTCAAACCCGAAAACCTCATGATTGACCACACCCGCCGTGTGCGCATCATTGATTGGGGATTGGCTGGCATAACCACCCCCGAACAAGTCATTCCCGTGCGCCATTTTATGAACAATCCGGTGACGTTCAACCGTCCCTTTTCCACAATGGTGATTTCATCCGATGTGGGTCAGTTGTACTCGTCCAGTGTTTTGACTCCCATCACCAACTGGGAAACTGAGTTCACCATGGCACGAGTGAAAGAATTCACGGCCAACTTGTACAAGCGCTACATTGACGAGTTTGACATTAAAGGATATGAATACCTGGAATACATTTTCAAATGCATTTATGGCACCAAATTGCAGGCAAAATCCATGTTGCATGACGCAGTTAGCACCTACACCGCCGAAATTTTATACCATTTCACCGACCGAACCAATCGGACCTTTCGAATGACCGAATATTTTGAAAAGGTATACCGCTACAACACGGACGTGTGGGGCACCATGTGCGTTTTTTACAGCATGTTCATGCTGCCGCGCACCAGTTTCCTGATGTCGGATGCGGAGTACGACGACATGATGCGACGATATCGCAGTCTGTTCAGCACGATTGTGTTTGCAAACGGGCACGCGCGCATGAACGTGTCGCGCATCGTGCAACAGCTGCGACAAATCAGCGTTGCCGGTAAGAAAAAAAATAGAACGGTTCGATTCAATCTCAAAGCGACCAAAGCGACCAAAGCGACCAAAGCGACCAAAGCGACCAAAGCGACCAAAGCGACCAAAACGGCAAAGGCATGGATTGCAGCACGGGTTCCAACTCCTTATCCAATGTATCCAATGCATTGATTTGTTCATGGTTCGGTGCATGGTTCATGGTTCGGTGCATGGTTCATGGTTCGGTGCATGGTGCATGGATTGCGCATTATATTATAGCAGCATTGTATATACCCCTATCCAATGAAACTGGAGTTGTTTGTGTTTGGCATCACCGCATTCCTTGTGTTCAACACGTACTATGATGGAAAATACTTGAAACTGTTTCATTCGTGGCAAAAAGAAATTAAGATGACCACGTTTGCATTTATCGGATTATCTCTCTACATCTTCCTGAAAAAAAACCCAGGACAGTCGCACACCATGCTGTCGCACGCCAACGACATCATCCGGTACATGCCAATTAGCCGGTCCTCGGCCGACATGCTGTCGCCCTTTCTGGACTTTGCCAACAAAAAATCGATGTTTCAGGAGGGGGGGGAGGCCGCACCCAACAATTTAGCACAGAACGGGCGAAGGGAAGCGCAAATGGAGGCGCGCATCATGTCATCCGGTCGCAACAATGCCACCAAGCGCAGCGTGAGCGAAACCAAAAAGAAGTTCGTGGCGGCGCAGCAGTCGTGGAAGTGCGGGCACTGCGACCGCCAGCTGCCGGCGTGGTACGAAGTGGACCACATCGTGCGCCTGGAACATGGTGGGTCCAACAACGTGGACAATTTGGTTGCGCTGTGTCGCGACTGTCACGGTAAAAAAACCGCCATGGAAACTTTTTAGCAAAGCGGTTATTGGCGGTTGGCACGGTTGGCTGATTGAGTCATTTGTGGGGGCATTTCATGCATTTTAAATATATGCAATGTATAATACACGCAATTGCAATAACAAAATAACAAAATAACAATAATAGAAACAACGCGCAGGGGAGGAAAATGCAATCATCATCATCATCATCATCATCATCATCATCCTATGTGCCCGGAGACCCCTTGTGGAAAAAACCGGGGTATTATTTGTGGCTGCTTGCAATCACCGCATGCATTTACAATTACGTGTCCAATAATTGGAACCTCTACTTTCATGACGCAAGAGGAGGGCCGTTAAACATCGGCGTGCTGTTCATTGGACTGTTGTTCTATTACATGGTGATAAAAATAGGTTATAGCGCGCTAATGACATTGCTTAACGGTAATGCAATCGCCACAACGGCAATAAATGTCGGTTACTTGTTACTGAGTGTTTTGTTGCCGGGCTACTTCATTTATCGTGAAATAAATGATGCGAACGCCGTTTACAAACAAGCGGTTGCCGATGCCAAAAATCAAAACACGGACAGTGCATCGATTCCATCTCCAATTGTGTATGAAATGGTGGCAGTGACTGCCGTGTCCATCCTCGCAATTGCGCTTTCCCTGAATTATTGGGCCATTCGCTACAATGCCGCCGCTCTATTTTCCGCAAAAGACACCGCGTTGTCCAGTGCGAGGGAAACTTTAAAGACATTCCCTCTGTTGCAATATTTCCAATACGTGTCGGACAACGACTACATTGACGTTGCAAAACGCGGGTCTATACTAGCGTTGTCAGCCTACGTGGCGTACCTAATGTACAGCGTGTATGCTTCCAAGAATGTGCTGGTGCCGTGCACTGACGCATCGTGTTTCAATTTCCCGTTTTCCAGCGCCTCCTCCTCTGCCGCAAAGGGGGATGTGCCCTACGTGAACGCACTGGTGTGGACATTGATATTCTCTTCCATACTGAATGTGGTGAACTGGGTGATTAAAACATACGGAACGAGGCTGTTCTCGAGCAGCAGCAATCCAGTCATGAACCCGCAGACCGACATTGGAATGCTAGTTCGACTCGTGCTGTTCCCCGTGTATTGGATTTTTTCAATGGTTGCGCAGAATCCGGTGGGTGCCGTGATTGCGTTCATCGTGTTTGCCGCGATAGGACTGCTGCTGTATCGGTCATCATTTGATTTGACATCGTTCGTGGAAGGCCAGCGCGGCACGGTCATAACCGTGTTCACACTGTTCGTTGCATCTCTGGTCGCATTCGGAATGTACAGCATGAATGCAACCACGGTGGAGATGAAAGAGGGGGACCCATCGTACGGAGAGTTCATTGCAAAAACGGGAACGACGATTGGAATCGCGGTGTGCGTGGTTGGCCTGCTGCTGTATTTCTTGAACTCGCACAGCCGACTGGTGAGCATGGCAAATGTGGCGCAGTATGGCATAACCGCACTCACCTACATCGTGGGCACTGCGATGGTGATCGGGATAGTGCGCACCCTGTTTTCAACCTCCCGCAAAATGGGCGGCTCCATATTCCAGGTTAGCGCCGATTCCAACTGGGTGGTCAACGTGCTAAAACTGATAGCCAATCTGCTGTTTTATCTGCCGTGTTTGATGCTGGATTTTGTCGACACGGTGAAGGAGCAATATGGATTGACCACGCGCCCCATCATCATTCTGCTGGCAATAGAACTGGCCGTCATTTTAGCGGGTTATGTGCTACCCTCTGCCGTGGCAAAGGCAATTAATCACACTGGGGTGCAAATTGTGTCGGCTCCCATTTCCATGGCCACCAACACCAAGGTCTCCACATATGAAATAAAATTCGTGGATGTGCACGGCGTTTTGGAATCAATGCCGACGCCTTCCAATGATGGCGGCACAGAACCCATCCAGGTGCTCCTGCCAAATTACAATTACGGCGTGTCGGCGTGGTTCTACATTCACCCACAACCGCCCACCACGAATGCTGACTACTCCGCAGATGCATCGCTGAATGTGTTGAATTTCGGGTCATTTGGACCGAACATTGCTTACAGTCCAAAGAGCAATGCGCTGCAAATCAAAATGGACGGCGTGCAGGCGTCGTCGGATTCCGCAGCGATTCCGCCAATCACCGACATTCCCCTGCAAACGTGGAACAACGTGGTCGTCAATTCGGACAAGGGCACCATTGACATTTTTGTGAACGCCAAATTGGTGTACACGGGCAATCATGCGACGGTCCCGGACACCATGGCGAAATATGCGTCCATCGGCGGTGGCAGCAGCAGTAGCAGCAGCAGTAGCAGCAGCAGTAGCAGCAGCAGCAGTGACTCCAATGACGGCGGAATTCAGGGCGAAATTTGCAATGTTGTGTTGAATCGGGCGCCATTTACCAAGAATGAGATTGCATGGTTGTACAAAACAAACAAGATGCTGAACCCGCCGGTGGTCGGCGTGAGCAACCAAGACCCGCTCAATCAGGGCGAGTCTGCCAGCTATCTGGCATCCGAATCGGTCAACATGAATGCGCCGACGCCCACGCCGATGCCGAAGTACAGCTCAAGCGGAATGAGGACGTATGGCATAGTGGGTGCCGTGCTCGGAGCGCTCTTTGGATGGCTGTTCAATAACGATTTCGGAATGGCGGCAGCAAAGGGATTTATCATGGGTGCAATTGTGTTCGGGCTGATTGGGGCGGCATTGGGCACATTATTTAGCACGGATGGAACGGTGGCTTACGTTTTGAAAACGGTGGCCAATGTGTTTGTCGACACGTTTTGACGGTTGGGTTGAGTTGAATGTTTAATTCAACCAATGATATGAAAATATATTATGTGGATAATAAATATAGCAATAATATAGACATTGTAGAAACAAAAACCCAACACAACCGATGAATCTTTTGACCATTTTTGTGTTTGTGCTCATCATTGTTTTGATATACACGGTTTATAAATTGATGACGAAGACAACCGTGAACGTGTCTGGCTTCACGGACGCGTCAAAGTCATTGTCAGTGGATTCCAGCAAATACGGAGGCGACAGCACCAGCAATTTTGGATATTCAGCATGGGTGTACGTTGACTCCTGGACCAATTCTGCCACTCAGGCGGACATGGTGGTCACCAAAAACATACTCACGCGATGCAGCAACAACAATGAAATCCGGTTTCTGATGGCATTGGACAACGACCAAAACAATTTGACGGTGGCCATTCCAGACAACAAAAATCCCCCGTGCACGATTCGCAATGTGCAGTTGCAAAAATGGATTAATATTACCATGAGCGCATATGGCAACACGCTGGACCTGTATTTAGACGGCAAATTGGTGCGAACGTGCATAATGACAAGCCCCATCACTTCGTTGTCCAGCAGCGACATGCTCTACATTGGCGGAGGATATGATGCGACGTCTAAACAATTTAAAGACGGCGATTTGCAGGGATACATTTCCAACGTGGTGTATAAGGGAACGTATTTCACGCCAGAAGAAGCGTGGGACATTTACAGCGCGGGATACAGCGGCAGCGGCATGTTTGATTTCATCAATAAATACAAATTGAACTTCAGCATAACCAAGAACAATCAAACTGTGGGAGAGATTTCAGTGTAGGAATGCAATAATGATAAAATTAAATTATTATCATAAGTTAATAAGACATATTATAATATTTTCATTTATTTTCATTTAGCACATCACAATGAATGGAACTGGAGGCGGAGGCGACTATGGTGGTGGTTTTGGAGGAGGGGACCTTGGTGGCGCTCCTGGTGGGGGCGCCCCTCCCCTTGGCGGCTATGGCGGCGCTCCCGCTCCCTCGCTGAACGAATTTAACTCGCAGACCATTGTGGGTGGCTCCAAATCGTTTTTGGATTCCAACAGCTATGTTGCAAAGGCCGCATTTTTGATTCTGGTGGTCATAATATTTGTTTACGTGCTTCGTCTGTGCATTGCCATGATTGGGTGGTTGTTTGCGCCGAGTTCCAGCCCGTACCTGGTGAATGGCGTGATAGATGCGAACGTGGGGAATTTGATTGTGCCGCAAGACCCGAGCGAATCAAACGCGGTTCCCATCATACGCTCGGTGAATGACGAGGTCGGCATTGCATTCACGTGGTCGGCGTGGCTGTTCATCAAGCAGCACGACATGGTTAGCACCAGCACAAAATCGGTGCATCACGTGTTCAACAAAGGGAGCGCCAATGCATCTAGCGCGGTGCCCACCACGCTGGGATTGGATGGAATCATGTCCCCCAACAATGCACCCGGCGTGTATTTGACCCATGATTATTCGGGGTTGATTGTGGTCATGAGCACGTTTGACAATCCGTACGTTTCGGTTGAGGTGGACAACATCCCCATCAACAAATGGTTCAACGTCATCATTCGCGTGGAAAACACGGTGCTGGACGTGTTTATAAACGGGGCGTTGGCGCAACGCCTGCCGCTGAATTCCGTGCCCTTTCAGAATTACGGCGACGTGAATGTTGCACTGAACGGCGGATTCAACGGCAACCTGTCCTCGCTCCGCTATTACAACACCGCACTTGGCACGCGCGCCATTCAAAACATTGTGAGCAGCGGGCCCAATCTCACGGTGCTGGGTGCATCGGGCGGCGCACCTGGAACCATGGATTACCTGTCCATGCGCTGGTTCTTTTCGCAGTGGAACAGTGCATCATAAGGCCCATCCATGAATCCATCCATGAATCCATTAATGCCGCCAATAAATTACTATTGCTATTATTAATATATCTAATTATAACAATATTGCACCATCAAAACCCACAATCACAATACATTGCATGTCGTCGGAATATGACTATATCATTGTGGGCGGAGGACCGAGCGGGCTTGCATTGGCACAGATTCTATCCTTGGATAAGCGTGTGTTGCTTGTTGAAAAACGGGACTATTTAGGAGGGTGCCACGGCGTCACTCGAGTGCACGACGGCATGATGACGGAACACGGGCCTCGCATCTACATTGACAACTTTCTCATGTTTACCCAGCTGCTAAACGACATGGGCGTTCAGTTCGACGACCTGTTTGTGAAGTACAACTTCGGCACGGCGACCATGATGTTGGAAGCGTTGCGAGTGCTCACGTTGAGAGAAATTGCAACCCTTAGTTGGAATTTTATGACTTTAAATGATTCTTATAAGGAAATCACATTATTGGAATATCTCTCTTCTCATGGATTCTCAACCGGGGCCATTGACATTCTGGACCGCATCGGCAGGTTGACGGACGGCGGCAGCGCGGACACATACACCCTCTTCAGTTTTCTGCAGATTTTGAATCAGAATTTCCTGTACACCATTTATCAACCCCGGGTGCCGAATGATGTCGGATTGTTTCGCATCTGGGAGGATGCGCTTGTTGAACGCGGCGTTGTCATTATGAAAAATGCCATGATTGTTCGGTTCAACGTGGACCGTGCCAATGCGCAAATTTCCGGCATCGCATTGAGAGATTCGCGCAACAGTCAAGCGAGGCCCAATGAAGTTCGGTGCAAGCGGCTCATTCTGGCGTGTCCACCACAAGAGGTGCAGCGCATTTTGACCACGCACGACGAGCTGGGCGCAGCGTTTGGTCCTGATTTTGACCGGTTTCAGGAAAAAACGAAGTATTTGCCCTACATTTCGGTCATTTTTCACTGGAGGTCCGTGTTTCAGGTTCCAAAAATATGGGGATATCCTCGCACGTCGTGGGGCGTCGGCAACATTGTGCTGTCAGAGTACATGGATTTCAATGACCCTCGGTCCAAGACGGTCATTTCCGCTGTCATAACCATGCCGAATCATCCATCCGACCATCTGAAGTTGAGTGCCAATGAGATGGGGGACAAGCGCGCCGTGATGAATGAGGTGTTTAGACAGTTGAAGCAAATTTACCCCAATTTGCCGGATCCCGATTATGAATTTTTAACGCAGAGCGCGTATGATGAGACGCGCCGGAAGTGGATGCCGTTCAATCACGCCTTCATGACAACCACGTACGGCTACATGCCGAACCAATCTGTTTTATACAACAATCTGTATAACTGCGGGGTGCAAAACGGCAACAGCACATACAGTTTCACGTCCATGGAATCCAGCGTGGCGAATGCGGTTCATTTGGCGACTGTCATGCAGCCCGAATTGAGAGATTTAAACGTGGCAAAGGTGAGAGAAGCGACCACAGTGCGTTCGTGTGTTGGTGCCTCCATTGCCACGATTGCCGCGATTGCATCCATTTATGCGATTTGTTTGAAACGTCGATAAAATAAACGATAAAATAAACGATAAAATAAATATATTTAGTAATTTTATAACAGAATAGTAAATGTTTTTTAAATTGAATAACCCCAGCGCCAGCGCCAATGCAAATGCAAATGAGATGAGACGCCTTCAACACCTGCGTCAAATTCAACTCATGCAACAGCGACAACAATTGCTTCAACAACAGCAACAACAGCAACAACAGCAACAATTGCAACAATTGCAACAATTGCAGCAGCAGCAACAGCAGCAGTTGCAAGAACAGCAATTGCACCAGCAGCAATTGCAAGAACTGATTGAAGAAGCAGTTGCTCTTGAGGAAGCTGTGCATGTAGAAGCTGTAGTGGAAGCTGTAGAGGAAGCTGTGGCTGTAGAGGAAGCTGCTCATGTTGCTCATGTAGAGGAACATGTGGCTCCTGTTGAAGCTGTAGAGGAAGCTGTACATGTAGAAGCTGTAGTGGAAGCTGTAGAGGAAGCTGTGGCTGAACAAGCTGCTCCTGTTGAAGCTGTAGAGGAAGCTGTTGTAGAGGAAGCTGTGGCTGAACAAGCTGCTCCTGTTGAAGCTGTAGAGGAAGCTGCTGTGGAAGCAGTTGTAGAGGAAGCTGCTGTGGAAGCAGTTGTAGAGGAAGCTGTTGTAGAGGAAGCTGTTGTAGAGGAAGCTGTTGTAGAGGAAGCAGTTGCAGAGGAAGCTGTTGTAGAGGAAGCTGTGGCTCCTGTGGAACATGTGGCTGAAGTGGAAGCTGTTGTAGAAGCTGTGGCTGTAGAGGAAGCTTTTGCCTCTGTTGTAGAGGAAGCTGCTGTGGAAGCTGTGGCTGAACAAGCTGCTCCTGTTACTGTTGTAGAGGAAGCTGTAGAAGCTGTGGCTGAAGTGGAAGCTGCTCAATAAAATTCAATTCATTTCATGATTATATAATAAAAATTATTATATAAGTTCACCCAAAAATGTCTCAACCAGGCAACAAAAGCACCAGTGCATGCGGCGGCGTGGGATACGTGCCCAATCCACCGCGCCTCTGGTCGCGCGCGAACGGAAACAACTGTCCCAATTGCGCCAGCAATTACGGGTATCAGATTTGCAGTTCGAACCCAAATCCAAATGCAGGAAGGGTGTATAGCACACGCGAGCTGGACGAACGGCGCAAAGCGGAGATTTTGAAATACAAAAACAACAGTAGCAACATGTCAAAGGCACAGCAATACTCCATGGCGTCGCGAAATGCGCTCACGCGGAAGAAATCGTGGGCCACGCAAACGCAGACATACACGAACCCGAACGTCGACAACCTGCCCGAAATTAAAATCCCAATCAACAACGTGTTTCAAACGGTGTCGCTGCGGTGCAATAATGCCAATAATAAGTGCGGTCGGACGAGTGATTGCGACGTGCCTGGACCAGTGATTCCGCTGTGCATTGACGAAAGCGTGCCATTATACAATTATAAACCGCAAACCACGTATTCAAGTGGAAGTAATTTCGAATCATTCAATTCATTTGAAGAACCACAATCCACAAACTTGCCAGCGGTCATACCCACGCCACCCAATCCCAATCCCAATCCCACACCACCCAATCCCAATCCCAATCCCACACCACCCAATCCCACGGTTGTGCGCTCGGTTATAAGCTCAATCTCCGGTATAACCTCACCCTCTGGCAATATGTTTCATTCATGGGATGGAACTACATGGAACCTGACTCATTTATATGAGGTGAGCGATATTTATTCATTTTATACGGTTGCATACAATGTGTTTGCGAATGTGTGGATTGCAGGTGTAGGCTATAACTCCGCCGACAATTGGGGCGAACCGATCGAGATTGTGAAGATATTTTATTCCAATGATGGAAATACATGGTGTGTTTCTAATGTTCCTAGTGTATCGGGGGGGTATGGTTCAATTGAGCATGGATATTGCAGTGCATTGGCATGCAATGGTGCGAGGTGGGTTGCAGGTTGCAATATTTACAATTCCAACAACTGCGTTTTCTATTATTCAGATGACAATGGACACAATTGGAACACGTGCACTCTCAATAATGCGAATAATTTTACAAATTGTTTTTCGGTGGCATGTAATACAGTTAGTAGGATGTGGATGTCAGTCTTGTCAAATAACGGATTTACATCCTCAGTCACACTTATTTCCACTGATGGAGGAATTAACTGGAATGAGTTGTCAAGTGCAAGCACATATCAATTTCAATCATTGTCATGTTATGGAACAACATGGATTGCCAGTAGCATAGATGCAAACAACAATGCATTATTTTGGCGTTCCACTAATGATGGAACGAGCTGGACCCATTTCAAATCCAAGTTTGTTGTTTTCAATTGGGAACAGTACTTTCAATCTTATTATGGACCTGCAATACACACATTCGCGTGCAATGGATCCATCTGGGTTGGATGTTCGGTGGTGGTGGGGGGCAATGCAATTTTAATTTATTCAAATGATGATGGAGTAACTTGGCAACCATCTGCCAACGGCAATACCATATTTACCGACACTTTGGCTCTGTGTAGTTCGGTCGCATGGGATGATACAAATGGCAAATGGGTTGCAGTTGGACGAGGAATATCAGTGGTTGCTTATTCAACTAATGGAATTCACTGGACCGCATATAACCCGTACGATGTGACTAGTGCGGTTGCGACTGGGGTTGCAGTAAGACCTGCAATTACACCGCCTCTTCCTACACCAAACAGTCTCACAGTTACTGGGGGCAACGAATATGTAAATGTAATTTATTTAGATTCCAATGGAGTTCCCGGCAATTTCAATGGGCCGCAATACAAGAATGGCATTTCTGGATACACCGTTTATGTGTTCAGCGGTTCCTTCAATGGAACTGTTGTTCCAAATTCCACATTTAATGTGTCATATTTGATTGTTGGTGGTGGTGGTGGCGGTGGATATGGTGAAAATTTCTCATCTGGTAATATATTCATTGGGGGAGGAGGAGGAGGAGCAGGTGGATTATTGACTAATTACGGGTCTGGACCCACAATGACATTGAAATTGAATACCTCTTATAATTTGACGGTCGGTCTTGGAGGAAACCCAACTGGTTCGGTAACAGGAGCCGCCACCAGCGCAAATGGACAAAATAGCACATTTGGCCCTGCAAATGGTGGTCCACAATTGATTGCAGTTGGCGGAGGCGGAGGAGGCAACAATGGTATGAACGGCGCAAGTGGTGGAAGCGGTGGTGGAGCGGGAAGTACAAATACATTCAGCTCATCGGTGAACCAACCTGGAAATGGAACTTCAGGACAAGGCTATGCAGGTGGTGCAGGAGACCCTGGAATACTTCAGTCCAGTTCTGGAGCAGGAGGAGGAGGTGCTGGTGCTGCCGGACATTTTCCTGGAGCGGTGAATAGTAATGGTGTTTTGATGACAGTGGGTGGTAATGGTGGCATTGGGGTGTCGAACCAAATCACTGGTACACCCACTTATTATGCTGGAGGAGGAGGAGGAGGGAGTGCAATCAATGTATCACAAGGCGGTGAAGGTGGAGGTGGTAACGGTGGCAACAGTTCGGTTAGTTCAACCGGTGGGTTTTCAGCAGGTGGTGGCGGTGGTGGCGGTGTAAATAATGGTGGAATGGGCGGTTCTGGCATAATAATCATACGGTTTCGTTCTTATTTTTGAACCATGAACACAATAAAACCCAATTTCATAAAAATATAGTATTTAGAATGTATATAAATACATTCCAAACAATCACACATAATGAATATCTCTCGCCTTCTGTCCTTTCTTCCGTTGTTGATGCTGCTTCCTGCAGCTTCCGGATTGCCGGTGCCCCCTGCCAATCATGTGGTGTCGCATGTGCCGCATGTGGCTCACATTGTTCCGAGCGATTTGTGCCCGCTTGTGCAAATTGTGGAGCACGAGCTTTGCGACACCGCCTCTCTTCACAATGCATCGAAATTGTCCGATTTGTGCGTGCTGCTGCAGAATTACAATGCGTCGTTTTGTTCCAAACACGAGGCGGCGCCGTCTCATTCGTCGAACGACGTCCTCTCCATTCTCACGTTGAAGAATGAGTTTCTTCACGCGGCAAACGGGCACGCGCATGCCCATGCGCACGACATCCATGACGTGTGTCCCATACTGAATTTCATTGACCAGGAGCTGTGCACATCGCACCTCAAAGAAGAGTTCCAGTTTTACCCCAAGCAGCTGTGTCCTCTTCTTAATTTTACATATGCCGAACTGTGCTCATGATTTCAAACGCGCAAACGCGGATTAATGCAAACGGCGTGCGTCGGGAAAATGTCGCCGGACATGCAGGTGTCCTCTTCGCCCACTTTAATGCAGCTCCTAAATCCGCGGTCTTCGCCTATGTAGCAGTACCCTGATTTGCCGCTGCGCTGCGTGCGGCTGGTGGCATCATCCGGTTGCGGCGGCTGTTTTTTGGCATGAAACAGCGCCTGCTGCAAACCTGTGTCTGGTTGTTGTTGTTGCCGTTGCCCTTGACCCCCTTGGTCCCCTTGACCCCCTTGTTGGTCCCCTTGACCTTGTTGGTCCCCTTGGGCCCCTTGTTGCTGTTGCTGATGCCCTTGTTGGTCGGGCTGATGCCCTTGTTGGTCGGGCTGATGCCCTTCACCAATGGTCTGTTGCAGCACGTCAATCCCGCTGGTTGCAGCACCGGCAGCGATGTCCACCGCAGACTTGGTGCCTTGGGCGGTCACATCCACGGTGGACCTTGCCGTGTCGGCTGCAGCGTAGCCCAAAAATTGGGCCACGGCTCGAAACGGTGCGCCAAACATGTCGCTGAACCAGGCGGTTATATCATCTAAATAAGTGAACACATTGAATCCAATGAGCGCAAGCAATGCAACAATCAATATGCCGCGAATCAACAAGGACACTGGAGAATCAGGAACTGCAGCGGCATCTGCGCCGACGCCATCAAATGTCATGTTCGAGGGGGCGGATGCGGGGGCGAGTGCTGGGGCTGGAGAAGACATTTACTGCAATTTAATTCAAAGATTCAACGGGTTCAAATGCTAATTCCAAATGCTAATATATTTTAAATGAAGATAAAAATATATTATAGTGTGACATTATGATTATAACGATGTATGCATACGGGAAAGTATTTCAATTCCAACAGCAATCGCAACCCCGGCAAACCCAGCCTGACCAATCGCAATCCCAACCCCGGCAATCGCACCCCCATACTACACAATCCCTAGACCGTGCGAATGATGGTGTTCATTGAGTTGAGCTTGTCCATTTTTTCAATGGTTTTATCTAAATCCGATTTTGCGCCTCCCGCCGGTCCCGACAAGTAATCCACTTTGGGCGAAATTTCATTCTTTTTGACTTGTTTGTATACCGTGTCTATTTTCTTGACCACCGTTTCGATGGTGTCCTTGTTGGCCACCATTTCTTGCGTTAGTATGACGGGTTCGGTCAGCAAACAGATGGCAAAATAAATCAAATACCGCCGTTTTTTCTTCACGCCGTCGGTGTATCGCATGCAGTATAATTTAAGCAGGCTTTGCACGATTTTGGGAATGAGGGGTTCTCGCACATCCCGGGATTTGGTGTGGGCGACAATGATTTCCCACACAATCCAAATGGGGTCCATTTGAAATTTGGGTTCAACGGGCATGGCGCCGCGGCGTTCACCCACGCACTTCTGTTTTTTCATTTTGCAGATGTGTTCAAATTCCATTATCCATTCCAACCAGTAGGACGCCAGCAAACTGTTTTTGGAATCTTTAGAGAGGTGGAATGCAAATTCGTTGATGGCAATGAAGAGCTCTTTGGGATCGCCGGACAAAAATGCGGCGGATGCATACGACACATCGGGCGCCTTCAATTTATCGGTCATGGCGGTGCTGTCGAAATCCGTTTTCTTGACCTTAATGCCCTCCAAACTGTATTTTTTTTTGGAATTGCAGAGAATGCACATGATTTCGGCAAACAGGGAGCGAATGCGGGGGTTGTTGCGCATGCGCAGCTCGTTGCCGATGTAGCCGTTGGCCACAATGCCCTTGAATGCCTCGTACCGCATGTCCAAATACAGGCACAGCTTCGGGTTTGCTAAATGGATGTGCTTGCCGACAAACGTGATGATGATGTCCCACAGCTCTTGGTAGTGTCCGGCGCACACCAGCTCGGCGGTCCAGTAGCAGGCGGGTTCTATTTTCCCATTTTTTAGGCAGTTCAGCAGTTCTTTGCGCACGTCCGGCTTTTTGTATTTCGAAAACGTGATGCCTTTGAATTCGGTTTCGCTTCGAATGTCGTTGATTTCATTGTCATTCATCTGGTTTACTTAGTCGCTCGCTCGCTCGCTCGATATTGATTGTTTAGGGATTTATGCAAAAAAAATAACAATATAACATATATATTAATAATAACACATTAACAATCGCACAATAAACCCATTAGAATTAACCACTTGCCCATGGCCATGGTCCACGAGATGTTTGATGCCTTCTGCAAATCGATTGAACGGAATGTGTGGTTTCGCGTGCTTCTAATTGCAGCCACGGTGCTGTTGCTGGTGTCGGCCTACAACAAAATGCAGCGGGCCAAGGTCCCCCGGCCTTATTCCGGGTTTGTGGGAGCCGGGTCGTTCATGGAGGGCTTCATACAAAACAGCGTAAGCGACAGCAGCAGCAACGTCATTGTGAAAAAGGATGGCGACACGAAGGACGCCTTTTATGCGGCAGTGTACGACCAGCTGTTCAATCAAAAGGTGAATAACGCTTACGAGGTGGGCGCCATCATCAACAAATACCCGGACATATCGAATCAGACGGTTGCGCTGGACGTGGGGGCGGGAACGGGCGCCTACATGAACGCCTTCATTCAGCACGGCATAACCAACATCACCGGCATTGAATCGTCGGCGGACATGATTGCGCAGGCCAAAAAGACGTATTCCAGTTTGAACCTCAACATTGTGCAGGGCGACCCCACGGTGGTGTCGGCCTTTAAACCCGAGACCTTCACTCTGGTGTCCATGCTGAATTTTGAGGTGTACTACATTCCCAACACGGAGCAGCTGTTCTCCAACATATACGCGTGGCTGAAACCGGGCGGCTACTTCGTGCTGCATTTGGTGGACCCGCGCAGGTTCAATGCATCCAGCCTGCTGGGTCAGGCGCCATCACACGCGTCCCAAAATCGAAGCAAGGCGCAGCACGCCGTCAAATTCAATGACTTTGCTTACAAGTCGGACGTGCAAGTGTTTCCGAACGATGTGGTGCAATACATGGAAGTGTTCATGGACGACAAAACGGGCAAGGTTCGCAAAAATGTGCGCAATTTTAAAATGCCGTCGCCGCAAACGTTCATTGAACTGGCCACGGGCGTCGGATTCAACATGCTTGGACAAATTGACCTTGTCAAAGCACAAAAAGAGTATCAATACTTCTACCTGTTCTACAAACCGGCGAATTGATTGAATCATATGAGCACCGCTAAGCACCGCTGAATGCGGTGCATTGCACATGTTTATTACCGGCTAAACACACGACGGGGGCTTTAGGGTAAGACCCGTGGAACATTAATTTTCCTCCACCTCCAAATGATTCCATTGTTGAATTTTTGGCGTAATTGTGTGCATATGAAATTGCACCAACGACTGCTGCTACAATTAATGCAAAGATGATGAAGGACATCATGAAGGATTCGGTTTGCCGAGACACAAGACCGATGTCCCTAGGTTTCATTGGTTTAAATGAGTTTATGTATTATTGTAATATTATAACATTTATTTGAATGTGCATTGATGATGATATAATATTTTTCGAATTTGCAAAAATTATTATAACTAACGCACGTATTTGCCAGCCCGAGCAAATGAATCCACGATGAAAATGATGAACACGCCTAAAAAACAGTACAGCACCAGTTCCTCAGTCACGTGGCCAGTTTTTTCATCCTGCTGGTCTTCCAGAAGAGAGATAATGTGGTCCAGTTTTTCCAGCAGTATGTCCTTGTTTTCGCCGACGCTGCCATCAAACATGGACGGAACATAGAGTTTTTGTGCTAAAGCATTTGCATTTGATGTGAATGCTTCCTTGGCGGGTGCAGGGTTCAACTTTGCATTCAAAACGGCACCATTGGCCCCCGCGAATCGGTCCCGATTTGACACCGGTTCGGTTCTAAATTGTTGCTGAATGGCTTGAGCGTGTGGGGCATAGTTGTTGTTGCCGTCATTGTCATCTTCTGCCTCGCTGGCGGAGGCGCCATCCTCGTAGCTGTGAATCTTTTGAATGAGTTCCTGCACGTATTTGTGTTGGCCTGGTTGCTGATTCAGGGTGCCATGAGTGCCGAATTGCTGATTCGGATTCAGGGTGCCTTGAGGCTGTTGTTGCTGAGGTTGCGGAGGTTGTTGCCCGGCTCTAGATCGCAATGTCCTTAATATTCGTTTTTTAGGTTGACTGGATTGAGTTGGCTGAGTTGGCTGAGTTGATTGCATTTGTTGCGCGGGAACCTTTCGTTTTGTTGGCGTTTCATCTTCATCGCCATAATTTGAATATTGCAAATATCCAGACATCTCCTAATAAAAGGGTATATAATATTTTGTTTTCGTTTATCTTATTGTTTTTTTATTGTGTTTGCAGATAATATAGACAGGACATCATCATTTCATTGCAGCAGCACATTTACTAAAAATTTAATGAAATTGCGTGACAATTTTGACACATTTTTCAATAAATTTATCAAATTCGACCCTGAATTCTGGTATGTGTCAGTTGCATTTCTGGTTGCGTGTATATGCATCGTCAATACACTGACCCTGTGGGCATATCCCGTTTTCTTTTCGAGAGACGATGTTTTAGGGAAATTGGTCATGGTGATGGGAATCATTGCGATGACAATGTATCATCGCATTGCGGGCATCTTTGCTTTAATCCTAGTCATTGTCTTATTAAATCGAACTCCTGTCCATAAAGTGGAGGGCTTAACTATGCCTTCTGCCGATGCTTCTGCCGATGCTTCTGCCAATCCATTGCTGAACACCACGCCCTCTGTCCCTAAAAACGCCAATGATTTTAGGAAAATGTATTGCATCACAGGGGTCAAAGATGCCGCTAAATTTGGCGAGATGCCCGATTATGGCTACATGTTAAAACCGGATTTGTTCACAGATGCAAGCGGCAATCCAACCATGAGCATGGATGGGATAAAAGCAGTCATGATGGTTGACCAGGATTCATTGAAAAAATGCACCCCAGTGTCAACTGTGCCAAATACCCCTGGTTATAATTTTTATAGTACAATTCAAAACATATGCGACCCCAAATGCGATTGGTCAATAAAGCCTCCTGCGCCCACGCCTACAGCTACGGCTAATCCAACCACGGCACCAGACAATTCTGAGGGGTTCAGCACCATGGCAATGCTGCGTCCCCACATTCGCAACGGCAAACGATTGCTATCCGATGGTGCTAATAACGTTAAAGCAGCTGCGAACCGACTTCAACGAAAGTTGTTTTAGTATTTTTTATTTTGTGATAGTATATTAATATTACCATTAATACACATTACCCCACATGTTTGAATTATTTACAGGATGGTTCAATTATGTGGTGCATCGTCTGAACAACAGCCTGTTTTTTGCGGGCATAATCATGCTCATGCTCAACATTGGGTCGCGATACATTGAGCTCAAGTTGGACCCATCCACCGAGAATTTTTTGAAAACGGCGCTAACCAAGGAGGTGCTGGTGTTTTCAGTGGCATGGATGGGCACCCGTGATTTGATTCTGTCCCTCGTTTTGACTGCCGCGTTTGTGGTTTTAGCAGACTACGGTCTGAATGCCAACAGCCGATACTGCATAATGCCCGAAAAATACCGCGCCATGGCGGATGCAATTTCTTTCAGTGCCGGCGGAGTTGGACCAGGAACGTCAACTGTTGCGCCCACTAGCGGTCCCATCGGTGGCTCGTCCAAAGCCGGCCATGGACCTGGCAATATCGTGACCGACAAGGAAATCAGCGATGCCATGGACGTGCTTGAACGCGCCAAAAAACAGCGCGAAACAATGAAGCACAACAAGTATTTAACCGCATTCCGGTCTGCCAAATTTTAGAAGGAGGGAAGCATTAATCAATTGCAATATTAAAATATAAATATACTTTAATATTCATTCATTAATTTGAAATACGCAAACCATCTGGACAATCTGACATGGATTTAAATTTGTTTGGTCCGGATGACGACGTTCAATCTTCCAGATTTGCTTCGAATTTAAAAAAGGAAACATACAACCCATTGATAATAACATTCAATGCAATCACGTCTGGAATTGCAAAAACGGCAAAGCAGAGCGACGGTAAGCAGAGTGACGATAAGCAGGGCGATATGCAGAGCGACGATACGCAAGGCGAAAAGCCTTCTAGCACTCAGAACACACTTCAGATATTAACCCAAACATCGGTGTTGTCTTCCAGTGCATCCTCGCCCTCACCCATGGATTTAGATTCCGCCCAAAAAAGAACGCAGGACACCTCCTGCGATTACGTGGTGTATGTTCCCACCTCATTTGACATAACTGCCGACAAAATGAATGCGTTTTATGAATCCAAGCACAAATTTAGACAGACGTTTGGAAAGTTGAATTTGAACGATGCGGCGGCAAGCGTGTTCATGCAGCGGGACATGTTTGAAGAATTCGTGAAGTTTGCTAGGAAAAACACAAACAAACGCGAACTCGCGTTGATAGAACAGTCGTACAATTCGGCACTCGCTGATTCAAAACCTCTCATTCAATACATGGAACAACCGCAGGGGTGGAAGTTGACGGATTTGAGTGTTCCAATTGTCAAAATGCCTGCAAATCTCTCCACGCTTTTTGCGATTTTATACACCACACCAGTGAATGGCATTGGACTACCATTTCTGCCTCTTGTGTCTGAACTGGTTTCGCGACTGGAATGGGCAAAATATGCAATTGATTCATTGGCAGCAATGGTTCCTCAACCACCGCATGTGGCGCAATCTGTGAACGCAACTAACGCCACACTGGCAGCAATAAATCAAGCATTGCAGGACATTCAAGTAGCAGTAAATGGGGTTCGAACGAGCCCGGCTCTAGTGGGAGCAGCAGCAGTTGCCCAAGCAACTTTATCTATACAAGCAGCGCAAGCAGCAGCGCAAGCAGCATTAGTGAATTTAAATGCAATTATAGGAATAAATCAATCTTTTTTAGAAACGGTTCAGTCAGTTGCAAATTTGCCGGCACCCATAACATTTAACGATGAAATGGCTGCAATCTCTCAAAAGGCGCTGACCTATTTTTGCAGTTATTTTCAAATATTATACATGAAAACGAACATTGTTGCTGTTCCAAACCCAATAGCATCATCCGTCGGACGAATGCCAACCTACCTTCCTGCTTTGAACTCATCCCTCAGTCTGGATTCATTTGCACCCCGGGTCCACAATATGAACATTTTCCCCGTGTTTGCAAAACCATCCTACAATGTGCAAATCATAACGGAGTTTTTGAGAGGAATTATAACCGGAACCGGATTGCCAAATCGTGAACCTCTCTCGCATCCTGAATTAAAACTGAAAGACATCCAAAATAAAACACACTTGTACACATTTAAATCCACTCCAGACAATAGTCTAAATTATGAGACACTGTTGAAACGGCTTTATTACAAATTTCCGTCTTATTTGACGCCCGAACATAGAGTGTCTCCAGAGACAAAGAAGGCGATTTCGGATGCAGCGGTTGCTGCTGCTGCTGCTGGTGCTGGAGGAACATTTAATGACTGTCTGGCAGCTGCAATTGGCGTGTGTGATAAAACCAAATCGCATTCCATCATTTGCGCGGTGGCAATTGCAACAAGAGCGTTTATTGCGAATAGAGCTGCTGGGGCGAACGCAGCAGCCATTTTAACCACATTGTTTACCACCATTAATTTCGCTGCTGGTGTTGCCAATGTCGATGTTAAAGCCGCAATTGCAGCCTATTTGAATAATCCGAATCCAGCACTTATTGGCATTGTGCAAGACCAGTTAAATCCGTTGATTGGCGCAGCATGCGCTGCAGGAAACGCGGTGTATGCCGCTGCCAAACGGGGAATCACACAAGTTGTCATAGCGAATTCAACTGCATCCGGTGATGATGGGATTTCAGCAATCCGTGCGGCAATGGATTCGGAAATAAACAATCAAACCAATTTTGCAGCATTCATGTATGACAACAATACGCTGCTGAGTTTGATGAAATACAGCGACCAGGCGCAATCCATTGATGCAGCGTCTGTTCTTCCCCAAATAAGTCCCAACGTTCAATCCAATTTGCTGCCGTATGCCGACTATTTGAAAACGCTTTACAAACGTCCTAATCCTAATTTGGAGCAGCAATCCCAAACCCAGGTGCAGTTGGAAGAACAGAAGTTTGACGAGATTGACGATGACATGCTGTACGCAGTTTGCGGTCCGGTGTATTTTGATTATAACTGGATATTCAAGCAACATCCGGAATTAATAAAGCACATTTTGGGGGTGGAACGCAAACCGGACCCCAGAACAATAAACAATGAATGGATGCCATCGCGGCCAGACCCGTTGACCGGCAACGTGTATTACATTAACCGTGCTCCAACCAATCCCGAGTATCCCAAAATGCGGTTTGATAATCCAAAAAAAAATGCATTGTCAACCACACTCAGGCAACAACAAATTGTTGGAGGAATCGAAACAATATCCTGGGCAGAAAGGTACATCTCTCCCGAACAAGCAAAGGTGGAAACCACTTTGACAAATTTGACAGCAAATGCCAATGCTGCCGATGTTGCTGCTAATACCATGGCTGCCAATGTTGCGATTAGGGCTGCTATGCCTCCAAATTTCCAGATGGGAACGAATGCGGCTGAAGCATACATCACTATTGGTGGTGTTAATGGTGGTGCTCCCACACAAAACGACATTAATGCAAGATACAGTTGGGCCTTCCCGGGATATTACCGGTATGAATTAACCCAAACTGTTAGGATGAATGCACAACCGAATGCATACACAAATCGTTATCATCAATTAATGCGTCCTTATACATCCGACGTTCAGGATTACACTCAACCGAATTTGCCCACGGCATATCCACCGCCTTTGCCGTTCATTGTGCCGCCAATGCGCGGGCCGGACAACACGTGCATGATTCATGTGTGGCTTCCGGACCTGAGTTCCCAAAACAGCCCATCATTTGCAAAGTTCATGTCCATGTCAAGTGGAGGAGCCAATGGAATAAAGACTCTGAATAGAAATGCATATCAGGATTATGTTTATAAAATGGTGCAACTGATTTTTAAAACGGCAAAAAGGAATGCCAGTGAAAATACGGGGTCTGGGTCTTCTGGTTATTCTGGTTCCGGATATGGTTCCGGATATGGTTCCGGATATGGTTCCGGATATGGTTCCGGATATGGTTCCGGATATGGTTCCGGATATGGTTCCGGATATGGTTCCGGATATGGTTATGGTTCTAGTTCTTCTTCTAAAAGGCGCATTTGCATCAAAGTCATGGCCATTGGTTACGACCTCGCAGATAGAAATTTGAAGGAGATAACCAATGCGGATGACCGCGCATTTATTGGCGACGCATTTTTCTTTGCGGTTAGAGACTACAGTATGTTGTTTGAACAGGACAACATTTCAGTGGCAGTGTATTACGACACCGCAAAACAGCCGAATGTCAAGCAGCGATACGATGATTATGCCGCTCAGCGCAAGTCGCAAACATTGCGCATCAATCCGGACCCGAGGGCTGCGTCGTTGAGTTTGAATTTACAAATTAGACCGTCCGATGAGTTTTTCACACTCCGTTATCCGAATCAATTGAATGAGAGCGATTTGCTGTATTTTGTGGATTATTGCAGCAGTCCTCGCGCGGTCATTGGGAATTCCGGTGAATGGCCACAAAACATTGAAGAAATCATGGACCAGGCGTTCGGAACCCAAGCTCAATGTCAACCATTGATAAAATGCCTCAGTGATGCATTTGCGGAAATTAATCAACTGTACACTGACCGTGGCATCAACGAAAAAATGCAATACATTGCAGATAGTTTGAATGCATGGAATGCGCGACAACAACCAGTCGTGTCCCAACCAGGAATGGTGCGGGCATATAAAGACACATTTCATGCGGCTGCAAACACCGGATTGCTCGATGCAGGAATCGCGGCGGCAGCAGCGATAGGAGCGGCAGCCATCCATCCAGACCCGGTCAACCTCAATGTTAGCTGGTGGAACGGTGCGAATAGCTACATACCGCTGAATGCTCACATGAGTTCATTTGATGAACATGTCATGGTTTTGCACAACATATTAAGTGATTCGTACACGGTTGATAACCAGGCTCCACCAGCGGCATCCGCGTTTGCAAATCCCACTCCACAATTTCGGCAACCGGATACAACCGCGAATCCCCCGAATGTAAGTGAAAATTATGGTCCATATATACCAAATGCGGTTGCTCCTGCCACACAAGACAAGATGGTCTTTGAAAACACGGTCTATGCTTACACGCAAGCCAAAAAGATACTCACGCTGTTGTCAAAAATGTATGACAATGTTCAAATAACCCGCGACAATAACCAAAGAATTCAAGCGGCACTGAATGCGCTCAATGCGCTGCCAGTTGATTTTTCGTGGTCTATGGATGCCAAACTCACATCGGCGGTGGGGGAGGGTGCGTTTATTCCGAATTCAAGTGCTCTGCACAATCCGTTCATATGCACCAAGCTGATGGACCCGACTGAATGGAAATTCGAGGACTTTGAAGACGTTGCGATTCGGAACGTGGATGGTGCCGACCCCACCATGCCTTCGCAATTGAAACTACTGGTGGATAAAAAACTACAGGGCATGGGCCAGAGTCAGAGTGGTGGCAAAGGTGCCAGCAATAGCATTATCATGATTTCAAAGCAGCCCAGGATTGCCACATTGAAGAAAAATTTCGGCATCATTTTGGAAAACTTGTTTCACAAGAATGCGCCATTTTCATATCAGGGAAAGGTCATGCGATTTAACAATTACGCGTGGCCCGACCAGCACATATATTACAAAGTGCGGATGCGAAATGATAGCGCGCTCACGCAACAACTGACTTCATACGACTCCTATCCATATTCCGCGAATGCAACCAGGCCCATTGATTTTGCCGACCTAATGGGCCTTCGCCCGCAATCCGGAAAGTGCATCGGATTCCCCCTATTTGTCGTTCAACTAATGTTCTACCTGTTTGAAGGCAACATTGCGGACATCACGGGCATGGACATGGCGCGTCTCTCGTGCGCGTTGGACGGAAACATGTTTAAAACCAATGTGCAAATTATCTGGGAGCAAATGATGGAGAATTTCAAACTGCATCAACAAAATTTTACGACAATGCACTTGTTAAACCGGTTGGAATACACAATGGACAAGCAGATGTTTGATTATGTTGCATATTTTGATGGCGATGACCCCGCCAACCCCGTGCCCCCCATCCACTCCGCCACCATTTTAATGAATTGCACAAAGGCCGCCACAAATCCCACCCTCAAAACAACTAATTATGACAAACTGAAAAAGATAAATGAACAAATTCCGGCCAGTGTATTAGCCACAAATGCAGAATTGTATAATTCACCCTCCAGGGACAATGTGCAATTGCCGCCAATTCCTGCAAATGGCGTGTACAATTCAATTAAATCTTTGGTTGCAATCGCGGAAGCATTCAATGATGTGGAACTGCACGGAGTTGCGGGTGTTCCTTTCGAACAGGCTTCTATAACCAACATGGCCACTTTATTGTATAACCTTACAAATGCGGACAGCACCAACAATGGAGGACCCTATGCGTCGCAGCCCATAACTTCGGGACCTGCGCGCATTGGATGGAACGCTGCCAATCAATCCGAAAGCACGATGCTCTACATGAACACAACCGCAATGGTCAACGGTTCGGCTAAAAACATAACTCGGGCTTTGACCACGTTAAAGCCAGGCGATGAAATCACAATCACCACAACCGGTGGTGCCAAACAAACGTGGACTGTGTCTGGACCCCCCGTAGTCAATCCGAAATTTGCACAGGTCATGAATGTTCCGGTGTCATATTTCAGATTAATGTCCAACGTGTTCTCTAAAAATATTCCGAACAATGCGCCGTTGAAAGTGGAATTGCAGCGATTTACGCACGAAGCATTAGATTAAACTGCACCCCAAAAATAAAATAATATTAATAATTTATATAATCATAAATTAGTAATCGAATCACCCACCACAACAACCACAATCCAATAACAATGGCTTGTAAACTTGCTGCGTGCACGGAGAAAAGCACCAATTCAAACATGCCGACTCAATCCGTCATCATCGGTTCCATTGTGGGCCTCGGGCTGGCTTATTTAGCATTCTCTCATTTTTCAAAGCGCAAATAAATTATGCATGCCATGATTCATCCAAGGCATTCGATGAAGTGTTTCATTCGCACAAATATGGTTTTCATCATGGTGCTGATTGCCTTATCAACGAACGGCGGAATGGGAATGACGTCATCTGGTTTGGACATTTGCAGTTTGAACTTGTAATGAAATTGCATGCAGTGTCTGTCTGGCTGCACATGAATCGTGATGTTGGAGTTGTCCGAATCGATTTGTTCGGCGCGTTTGGAAATGAGGTGTTTCAGCAAGGGCGTTACGGCTCCCGTTTTAGGAACATTTACGCTGCTAATGTGGATGATTTGGGTTTGGTGATTTTGATTTTGATTTTGATTTTGATTTAGTAAATGCGGCATGTCGGTATAAACGTGCGTGTATCTCTCGCCCAGTCCCATGATGCTCTTGAAAATGAACAGGAGTTCCGCACGCGATGGGTCGGCCGGGTCCGGATAAGCGATGTGATACGAATCAAACAGGTCCTTGTTCAATTCATACATCATCTTGTAAATGTCAAATGTCAGCAGCGCGTCAATGTGTATTTTGGGGTTGTGTGCCCGAAATTCAATCAAATACATGTGTTTGGCCTTGTCTCGGCTCAAATACACGGAATCCTTGTCGCACGTCATGACAAATTTCTCTTCCATTGTCTCTCGAATGTCGGGCCAAAAATATAAATATATGATTAAAATCTATTTATATTGTTTATTCTATAAAAATGCATGCATGTTTACGAATTGCATTCGCTATATGTTTTTGCATCCAAATGCTATAATCCTAAATGTCCAGTGCCAAACTCACCGTGTTTTTATCCGACCTTTGGCGGCGTTTGCTCTTGTACGGCAGGTTATCATTCTGCAGCTCCTTCAGGTCTGAAATGCTGATGGTGCTGGTCTTGTCCTCTACTGCTGCTGCAGGTGCGGATTCTTGCGGTTGTTGCTGTTGCGGTTGTGGTTGCACTTGTATTGTTTTGGTCTTGAGTCCAGAGAGAATATTGGAAATGTCACTGGGACCGCGCATGTCGGGGCGTTTGGAAACGGTCACTGGCACTGGATTGCCGTTATTGCCGTTGCCGTTATTGCCGTTGCCGTTATTGCCGTTGCCGTTGTTTCGCGCTGCGCTCAAATCGGGGCGATTGGATGGCATTGGAGGCGCCGCAGTGTTGTTTCCTGCACGATACGGCGTGCCAGAATCCGAATTGGGGTCGCGCACGCTGGTCGGAACCGGTGGCGGCGGTGGGCGCTGGTTGGGAATGTAAGGCGGCGCCTGCCGAGAAGGAGCTGATTGTGTGGGTGGCGGCCCTTGACTCTGGGGAGGCCCTTGGCCCATCAAATCACCCATGAAGTTGCCAAATCCGGGGCGATTCTGCGACATGGAATTCACGGCCGCCGCAGTAAACTGCTGCATGAGTTCGGGGTTTTGCCGCATGATGTCATCCATGCCGGGCATGGCCGATTTGAACATGGTGTTGGTCATGTGCAGCATGATGGCGCTGCCGCCCAGCTGGAACAGCAGCTTGAGTTCGGGGGCCATCTTGGCCTTGGACTTGTACTTGTCGTGCAGTTCCGAGAAAATTTCGTCGTAGTCGTCAATGTTCTCATTGACCTGCTCGCTCCAGCCGTCCAGCTTCAGGTCGAACGGGTCAAACTTGTTGTTCAAGTACTCAATGCCCGTGATGACCGACATCAACATTTTGCCCTGGAACTTCACGCTGTTGCGGCGCTCGCGCTCCTCTAAGTGTGTCTCGTACTCGCCCTTCATTTCCGCCAGCGACGACTCCATGGAGTACTTCTTGGTCAGCGTGATGCCCTTCTGCTCTAAATCCTCCAGCTTGCGCAGGTATTTGAACTTCTCGCGCAGCAACTCCTCCTTGGTCATTTGTGGCTGGTTGTCCACGGGTGCATCCGGATTGAGTGGCACATTGTTGAATTTGCCAAACCCGTCCCACGTTTTTTTGTCATCATCGGCAGATGCGGTCGAGCTGCCTACATTGAACCCGCCACTGCTACTGCTACTGCCACCGCTGCTTTCAACCGGGTCTTCTCTAAATGACACGCTGTGACCATTTGAACCACTTGAACCACTTGCACCAATGCCGCTAAAAAACAGGGACTTGCTTGAAGAAGAAGTTGGCACCGTGATGTCGCTTAATTCGTTCAATTCGGCTTCCAGCGCATTCAGGTCGCCGATGTCAATGTCTCCGCCGCCGCCCTTGTTGCCACTACCGCTTTTTAGTTTGTCGTTCATGAGAAATTCAAGACCGCCCCCAAAATTAGAAGACTTGCGCGAATCGCTGGACAAATTCGAAATGTCAATCACCTCTTCCATTTTACAATACAATGCAGTTGATTGTGGTTCCTATTCTTATGTTTAATTTATATCTTTTAAGTTTAAATCATACGCAATATAAATTAAATTGTTGACCCCACAATGTCTATAAATTTCGAATTTCTCTCTTTGCATCAATCGCATCAATCGCATCATTTGCACAGCCACATCATTTGCACGGCCACATCATTTGCACAGCCACCACATGCCCTGCAAAAAACAGTCGGCCAGGTCATCCTTCTTCTTGTGTTTCTCGAACTTCATCGCCATCAATGGCATGTGCGCCGCCGCACTTGCAATCAATGACCGCGTGATTTCAATGCTGCGCTTTTTGCGGTCGGCATAACATCCCTCGTCTTTGTCTTCCCCCGTTGAAAAGGGCTTCAATTTGTTCGTGGCCGATATGAACCGAATGTCCGGAACCCCGCGCATGATGAAGTACTGGGTAATCATCCCCTGCAGCGTTTTCATGCGGGTGGCCAGCGTGCTCAGCTGGTTCTCAATGATGACGACGTCAATGCCGGATGCCAGATGCGGCGTCGCATCAAACCGTTGGTGCATGTTTCGGCCAATGGTGATTAAATCCAACGATGCCGCGGAAACCACCTTCTTCTTCGTGTCGACGGCAACCAGGAACTCGGCCTGCAAAGCAGTGGTTATGTGCTGCAACAACTTAACCTTACTCTTATTACATTTCTCAGGAATGGGAATCGAGAGATATTCAGCAGAAAATGCCTTCAACTCTTCCAGACCCATTTTTTTAATGGATTTTACTGGTATTAATAATGGCATCTTGTATCCCGATGCATTCGCGTGCCTTGTGCAGTAATGGGTTACCAATTCCGGCGAGGAGTGCATGAATTTGGCAGTAAATTTGCATCCAGCACTCGAGCACATGGGCCCTGCCACAACGGGTGCATTGATTGCATCGGCTGCATCGCACAAATTGACGGTGTCCCAGGCCACAATCGAAAGCTGATGCATCATGTGTTCCGGAGTTTTAATTTCTCCGGCGACAAGTTTAAGTGGGTCGTATTCAAATAAACAGTACGCCAGATTCTTCATGCCCACATCAATGCTGAGCATTCTCATTTTTCAATGTTATGATTTTAGGGTTTAGTAAATGCAAACATTGTGGTTGTGTTTAATACGTAATCAACGAATTGTATAAAACCAAAATAAAATAAATTGGGGTAATGTATAAACCATTACACACACACACAAACACACACACACACACACAATCAATTCCGCCAATGCATTTAAAAAAAAGAGGCGGGAAATGGTCAATGAAGTACAAACGAAGCATTGATTGCAACGCCCCTCGCGGATTCTCACAACGTCAGTATTGTAAATACGGACGACGCAAAACATCAAGGAAATAAATAAATGCGCCCGCTTAATTGGCCGCGGGATATCCCTGCATGAGCAGCTCGTTTTGGGTGATGACGGGGGAAATCATGCGCGCCTGCAGCTGATGGCGAGACAGGTAGTAATTCTTCAGGTCGCTGGTTTCGTAGCCGAAGGGCTGGCTCTTGTCGAGCACGCTGGCAAACACGTAAGGCACGTTACGCTGCGGTTGCATCGGGTTGCTGGTGTTGTACACGCAGTTGCCGCACTGGTTGCACGCCTCCACCTGGTTTGCCTGCATGATTTGCGTGGCATTGTGTGTCAGATACTGGCGGTACTGAGAGTTGGACTTTACGCCGGCCTGTTCCTTAATGCGCTCGTTGATGACGGCACCGGGCTGCCAATCGGCATAATTGCGCCCGTCGGCCATGATTGGCGGGAAATTGAAATGGATGTTGTTGGAACCGGCATAGCACGTTCCCCAGCTCATTTTATTTATGCGTAATCTGTGTAATGTATAATATAATGCTTGTATAATAATTATATTATATTATTTGATTATTTGTTTAGAATTGCATTGCATTCCTCATTCATTGCAATTGGGTTCTATCGCGGATTGTGGATTGGGATGGGGGGCAGATGATAAACAACATGTGCGCATGATGCGTTCGGTGACGAGGTACGGGTCCAGATTGGCCGCGGGGCGTCGGTCTTCTAAATATCCGTGCCCCTGATTTGCAACGTGTCGGGGAATGCGGATGCTGCGCCCGCGGTCGCTGACTCCCCACGTGCACTCGTGCATGGAGCTGGTTTCGTGCAGTCCCGTCATGCGATGCTCATTGTCTTCGCCATAAACGGACATATGCTCCGCGTGATTGGCCTGCAGTTTGATGCATGCCGTCTTAATTGCATCCATCGCATCGGTGGACCTTATCGCCTCCATTGTCGCATCGGTTGATTCGGACCTCCTCATTGTCGCCGTGCTAAAATTCGTATGTCCCCCTGACCCGTTCCAGGTGCGCATCGGTTTGGGGTGAAACGTGGCGCAGCATCCGTGCTCTTCGGTGATGCGGTGCAGAATGTAGCGCGCCATCCACAGCTGGTCCGACACTTGGAGTGCGGTCAAAGGGCCAACTTGGAACTCCCACTGCGATGCAGTCACTTCCGCATTGGTGCCGCATATTTCAATGCCGGCATAAAGGCACGCATGCAGGTGCTGGTCTGCGATTTTCCGACCGAAGCAGCGGTCGCCGCCTACACTGCAGTAATACGGGCCCTGGCCTCCACACCCGGGATTGCATTGACTGGCCCACTGATACGGAACTTCCTTTGTGCGTTCAAACAGTATATATTCTTGCTCAATCCCGAAGAGCGGTTTTTCTGCGGCACACGCGGTCTCGGTTTGCGCGCATCGGACGCGCGCATTTGTGGCATGTGGCGTGCCGTCTTTGTTGTAACAGTCGCAGAGCACCAAAAACGCTCGTTGCCCGAAGGTCGACGACGGAATATTGTAAAACGGATTCAGGTAAAGCGCAACGGGGCGAATGAGCACGTCGCTGTCGGTTCCGGTGGCTTGCCCTGTGGATGAGCCGTCAAACGACCACTCCCACCGAACTGGGTCTGACCCAATGCACTCGATGTTCATGCTTTCCTCCAGTTTCACCACTCGGGTTTTGCTGCGCAAGCCGCCACCGGCATCGACCCACACGTATTCCAATATGTGCTTTATCATTTTGAGAGAAAATGAGGTATACAAATATGTGCGCTCATTCTTTTAAATTGTTATTGTTAGTTGGTTGATTTGATTATTGTAGAAGCTGAACGAGGTCCTTCTTTTTTAGTTTTTGAAGGTCGGCATCCTCCCCAC